TTCTTGGTTTCGACCAGGTTCAAGTTGAGGAGGATCGTTGCGAAAAACGGTTCCTCCAAAACCAGCTTGACCTTAGCGCGGTCATATATTGTTGGGGTTGCCATTGGCTTTCTCCAGGATCAACCACAAGGCAGCAGCCTCGGGTGACTCGAACGGTTCGATGGTAGTTACGCGGGTAAAACTCAGGTACTTGTTCGCCGCCAGCCTGGTGCATACCCCAACCCACCAACGTCTTTGCGGGTTACGGTAGATCGCATAAGCCGGCAGCACATCCCCGCTGCGGAGGATGTACCCGGTAACTAGCTTGTCCTTCGTCCGCCGGAACGGCTTGTATTCCAGCGCTTTCATGCGCTGGACCGTCTCGGCGGACGTGTTCGGATCGGGTGTCATACCCCACCCCGTTAGAACAGTTGAGCGTTCGCGGATGACCAGACGCTATAGGCCGGCGACTGCACTGCACTCTGGAACGGTTGGTCTGCTGCCTTGGCCTTGGCCGCTGCCAAACCTTGCCGGCGCTGCATGTCCTTCATGAACATAACGGCCATCTCAGGGCGGCCCCCGTTGATGAACCGGTCTGCGTACACCAGGCAGTTCTTCAAGTTGTTGTAGTCAGCGCGCACGGCCAGCATGGTCATCACAGCGTACTGACTGGCCGCGTCCTCCGGCATACGTGCCGACTGCGGATCAATCAGGATCTCGTTGACGTCAGGTATCGACGTCCAGACCTTGCGGAACCCCATGAAGCCAGCCGCCGGGCCTTTGCCCAGGAAGCCACCCAGCAGAGCCAGGAACGTGACGTCGTCCATCGCCGGGTTGTTGACCATGAGGTCATGCACCGCTTCCCAGGAACGCTCGGTAGTGAACGCGAATTCCTTGGACTTCGAGGCCACTTTCTCGGCGTGGTTGTTCAACTGGTCAGGGGCGAACCGAACATAGGCGACAATGCTGTGGTCGATGCCGTGAGCAATCGCCCATTCCACAAAGCTGTCGAGGTTAGATTCCACGTCGATGTGACACATCCGGTCGGCCAACGCGTCAGGCATCTTGAAGTATTGCCCGCCGTCAGTGACGCGGTTACCCGCTGCGAAGGTGCCCCACCCGGACTTGAGTTTGAAGTCTTCGATGATCCCGTCCAGGGTGATCTGGTACGCCGTGGTCTGCACAGACAGCGGCGCTGACGGGAGTTCTTCCAGCAACAGGATGCCGTGATCGGGCAGATCGGGGCGGCCTTCGTGGGCAAACCAGCTGGGTGGCAGCTTGTCCATCGAGTTGGTTTCTTTGTTCTCCCGGGGCAGACCACCCACCTCTACCGGATCCATCTGCGACAGACGCAGGTCGAACAAACCGAAAGCCTGTCTCATGTTGCCGCCGGCTTTACGAAACGCCGCGATCTCATGCCGCATCAGTACGGGGCCAGTCAAGCCGAGCGCTGCCTTAATAACTTCGGCGGCCAGGTGGAATGCTGAGGATTTACCGATACCGGGTGCACCCCAGAACATGCCAGTTCTATTGGCGTTGTACAGGGCGACAATGATCGGGGTTAAGTCATTAACTTTCATGGTGGTTCTCTCCAAACAGTGGTCAGTCCCTACTGTAGGGACTGAGGGTAGTTGCAGCGGGCGTTGCGGTGAAGCGTTTTGTTTCGGTGGGGATTTGCTTATGTATAGTAACTATACACTACTCCACAACAAGTTGTCAAGTAACTCAAGGGTTTAGGTGCAGCCAAACATGGGCGGTAAAGGGATCGGGGAATCTCAGTGGCTCTTGCAGCTGGGTGCCTCGGACCATGGTGAATCTCCAGTCATCTGAGAAGTCATCCGGGGGGAACATCACCGTCTCGATGAACGTATCTCCCACGCCTGGGTGCTGCATCCAGTAATAACCCAGCGTCTCGAACTGCCAACCCAGAGCGAGGATGTCGGCCCGTGGGTGACCCCTCTCTTTGGGTGTGCTCATGTCTTGTCCTCCAGTGCAAACCAGACCATCGCCCCCAACGCGTCGTCGAAGGCCATCGGGCTATACAACGTCCAGACGCTGCGACCAGATTCCAGTTGGCTGGCTGCCTTCTGCACTACCTCTACGTTGATCACGAACCCGCGAAGCTGGAAGTCGTAGCGCACCTCATAAACGGCGCGCTTGGTCTGCCGATACCACGTCTCGTTGACCTGCGCCCGTTGGTTGCCGAACGGGTTGGGGCCTGGCTTCCAGCCGTCAAGTGGCGTCACTGATGCAACTTACGCAAGTTACATACGTTGCGTAACTGACTTAACTTACACAACTTACTTACCTTCCTTAACTTGCGTAACCTCATTGCCGCTGACCTCAGCCAGCAGCGCGATCACCTGGTCTGCGTCCATGCGTTGCAAGGCTCTGACACCGGCGCGCACCACGTCGCTACGGCATACCTTGAAGGTGCGCGGAGCCAGTACGAGCTGGTCGATCTCGGCGTTCATCTCATCAGTCAGAGAGAAGGTGGTGCGCTTGAACACCGCAACCGACGGCTTTGCACCGACCGCGTAGTTCGTCGCGGCACCGGACGCGAAGGCCTTTATTTGATCCTCGGTCGCGTGCTGCTGTACCGACTTACCACCGGGCGCCAAGCCCCCTAATGATGCTTTCATGCTTGTGCTCCAACGCGTTGTAGTGCTGCGTGTATCGATGGTTCATTTGCCCACAGCTCATGCACCATGGCCGTGGCATCCTCGATCGCCTTCGGGTCGGTGAATTCCCACACGCTCGAACCGTCTTCGTCCGCATCGTCGTATGCCTGGCGGTCGAACAACACGTTGTCGAGCGTGGGTATGCCCCAGGCCCTGATGGTGTCCTTCGCCGTGAGGATCCGCGATACACGGTTCGGCAGACTCGGGCACTGGTTCACCAGCGCGCGGACTTTCAGCCCCGGGTTGAGTGCCTGAGCCAGGTTCACCACCTCGACCACCTTCGGCAACGTCTTGAGGTCGCGGCGCTTCGGACGGAACGGCAATACCATGTAGTCCGCCACGGCCATGGAATGGCGCAGGGCAACCGAGTCGGATGCACCGACGTCGATAATGATGTGGTCATAGCGCTTCTTGAAATCGTTGAGCGGAGTGCTGATCTCACCACGCAAGATGGCGCACGGTACCGACACGCCTTTGCCGCCGGCTTCGATGAACGACACCCGCTCGGCTGCCCAGTCGCTGCTGGTCAGCTGTGGATCCGCGTCGATTAACAGGACGTCGAAGCCCAGCATTCTCAGTATGACGGCCAGCGTCTGGGCTACGGTGCTCTTGCCCGTGCCTCCCTTGATGTTCCCGACTAAGAGGATCATGTGCGTACCTTGTGTAAGTTGCGTCAGTTGTGTCAGTTACATAAGTTACGCACGTTATGTAACTTATGGCTGTGCTGTAGCTATACAAGTTACCTCACTTACATAAGCTGTGCAATTACTATACACGACCCCAACTGTGCAACTCGGCGTACACGTAGGCCTCGACCGGTGTCGCGAACCCGACCGGCGATCGCCAGGCGTAGTCGTTCGGAAACAGAGTGCGGAACGGCCGCCAGTCTCCAGCCAGGTGCATTGCCTCACTACCTTCCTCAGTGATCCGCGTGGCGCAGACGTCCAGGATGTGAAAGCCCCTCGACACCAGGTATTCCCGGTGCTCGGCCAACTGCTCTTTCGCGCGCTTCATTTCATTGGTCATGATCGCCCCCAATTCTCCAACTCTGCGCACAGGTAGGCTCCAACAGGATCGTCGAACTGATCTGTCGATTGCCAGGCGCGAACAGAGGTGTCGATGCCGTTATAGGTGAAGGCGACCCAGCGCCCGGTATCCATCTCGAAGCCGACCACGTCCCAGCGCATGTCGGTGGGATGTCCAGAGGAGGCCATCCGCATCACCGTCCAGCCTAGGGGTGTTTGGAACCCGCGTTCTTTGAAGTAATCCCGGGTCAGCTCTAGTTGTGCAGTAGGGCGGTCGTCGTTCATGACCGACCCCAGTTCGATAGCTCTGCATGCAGGTAGGCCTCAATAGGATCGTCGAATGGCTCCGTCGATTCCCAAGGCCGCGTGTTGCCAACGATGGTGTAGGCAGTCCAGCGCCCGGTGTCCATCTCGACCCCGATCCCGTCCCAGTGGCTACCGTTGGGTATGTCCGTCCGCATCCGCAGTGTGGTAAGTCCCACCGGCACCATGAACCCGCGTTCTTCCAAGTATTCTCGCGCCTGTTCCAGCTGATCGACGGGGTGGATAGTGTTCATCGCCGCCCCCAGTTCGACAGCTCGGCCTGTACATAGCAAAGCGTGGGTGTATCTCGGGGAGGCCCCACAATGACCGTGGCGACCTCATCATGCACGACGCTGTGGACTCGGGCTGCGTGCCACATGATCACAGCCCCTGGTGCGCCGTCGATGACCGCAGCGCCCATGTCATAGGGGTTAACGTAAACGGGGGTGATGTGCAGCCCAAGGGAAGTGTTGGCAAACGTGTTGCCAATCACAGCGAACCCTCGCGCCGTCAAGAACTCCCGGTCTTGAACAGAGGCGATTGCCATAGGTGTCTCTCCAAGTGCGCCGTCCCTACTGTAGGGACGGCGCTTGGCTACATGGTATGACTGACCTGGCTACTTCGCACGAACCCGGTGCTGCACACCAGGTGCACCACACGTTGCTGCGGGGTCAGATATTGGGCGATCCGGTCGACCTCATCCGAACACGTCCGATCGACCGCTTGCTCTCCTCCCCAGGTGCGCACGATGCGCGCCGGACAGTCGGAGTAGGGCGGTTGATGGTTCTCGTGGAGGCACACATACATCGTCAGTGTTGTCAGGATCATCCGTCTTCCTCCTCCCAACCCATTGCTTACTCGGCGGGCGCGGGCGTTCTCCACGATATAACGGTGTCTTTACCGTACTGGCCGATCCACTCCTTTACTTCTTTTTTCAGGATGTTCGCAGCGCGAACCACCTCACCCGTGTGCGGGTTCTTGAAGGCGTACCAGACAGTGTTCGGGCCAGCCTTCTTTGACTTGCCGGGGATCAGGTTGCCGTGTTCGTCTCTCGGCCGGGTGACAGCCTTCTTACCCCGCACGACGATCTGAAAGCTCGGGTCGACAGTCTGCACGGCTTCGTGAATGGTCTTGCCGTGGGTCTTCAACAGCTCACGCAACTCGGACTCAAAGGCCAGCTCAGCCTTGAGTTGTGGGTTGGCTTGCAGCTCTTGAATCTCTTGTTCGAAAGCCTTCATCTGCGCTTGCAGCTCGCGCATTTTTACTAGGGGGTTCGTCATGTCTGTCCTTAATCCAAGGTCTAGTTAAGCGGTGCGATGCGCGCGTGCCCTTGCCAAAGCTTTCTCGGCGATAGAGAGGTGATAGGGGCGGGTCGCATCGGTTGAGTCGTTCTCGGCGCTGATCAGAAACATGACCTCTAGGCCATCCTCCCGCGCACGCTTTTCCGCCTCCATAACGGCGGTGAAGCGCATGATTGATTCGGTCTTATAAGACTGGTGAAACGGAGTGTCGTAGAGGGATCGTCGAACTGAGAACGTGACTGTTAAGCCGGGCGTTATCTCTATTCGAGTGTTGATATGTTTATCCAACGGGTTGTTGACGATCGGTTTAGGAACTTCCAGCCCTAACGCTCTACCCATCTCTTGCATCATGTGCCATTCAGCTAACTTTTCGGTTTGAGCTTTGGTTAATCGTGCCGACTTTAGTGCGGTGCTTTTCTTGTACGCATCTGACTTCGCAGTATTAGCCATTTAGGTTCGTCCCAAAATTCCATGTCGTTACGCGCCGTAGCACTATATAACAGATGCCCGGGGTGCGGGCATCCACGGTACTTGTTAGCGACGGGCGAGTGACCCGCGCAACATGCGATCAATAGCTTTGGTGGTGAGGTACGCAGCAGAACGCTTGTACTCAGGGTGATGAGGCGTCATCTGTTGAACAGATCCTGTCTCATCGACCCAACAAAGAGGTGCCCAAGGCTTTAGCGCATTCATTGGTAAGCCCTCCCACTCGGAAGCCCACCATGTCCACGCCCCTCCACCGTCACTGTAGACACATTAGCATTTAAGCACACAGAGTTGTCACCCCCTAGTGCACAGGGAATACAAAAATTACCCATCGGTTTTCTCTCCAAACAGTGTTGGCCTGACTCATCAGCGCAGGTAGGCCATTGCCTGCGGACTCGGTCCCTACAGTAGGGACGGAGTTTCGTCAGTAGGGTGTAACACCCCGGTACAACGCCCGGTGGATATGGCTCAAGCACACTTCACAGGCAACCAACTGGTCGCCGTGCCTCCCGTTCAAGGCAGCGTGGTCAATGCTCGTAAACGCGAACTCAGGCCGTTCAACCCGGCGATCGCACCAGGTCAACACGCTGTCCTCCGGCTGCAGCACGCACTTAACCCACTCGGGGCGATCCATCATGTCCGCTTCTCCAATAGTTGCACCAACGCGTTGCAGACGGCCTGCATTTTCCTGTGGTATGTCCTGGTCGCGGGCACTGCGCTGTGATCCACGAACCGGGGTATCAGACCGCGCTTCGTCAGTGCGGTGATCGCATCGGTCCGCGTCCAGCCCAGGTACTCCTTTAAACCCGGCGTGGTGTGTACAACCCAGTCGCCCAGCGTCCACAGATCGGACTCCCTCGGCCCAAACTCAAAGGTCACCGCACGGTTGCCCTTGTTCCAGTCGATTCGCCACCTCATCTGCACGCTCTCTTGGTCATACGTTCGACCAGTAGGTTTAGTAGGCTGCGCCGGCTTTCGTCGACACTCAAAGCGATCACGTTGTTGTTTCGAGGGCCACAGCTGAATGGCAATCCCAGCTTGACCAGCTCCGTAGCCACCAGCTCGGCAACGCGGGGCGGCAACAGCGCCATCGCGGGGCGGGGTGTGGCTTCCTTGCGTACGACCGTATCCATACTGCGTCCCTCAGTTAGATGGGCTCTCCGTTGACGATGTCCACGGTTCCCCGCCACTCGTACCCTTGGCGCCCAGCCCAAGCACGGGCCAGCGTCTCGGCGACGTCGTCGCGAAAGGTGCCAACTGTGTACCGGACCTCAAACAGCTCGCCCGTGCTGCCGTCGACCTTACGGCGCACGTTCATGATCACCACCCGGTCGTAACTGGGTGGCGGGTCCGGTTTGTACATCGGCCCACGGCGGGCCTTGTCCCGATTGAACTGCGTGCGCTGCTGCTTGCGGCGCTTCTTGTCGGCGAGCTTCTGCTGCGCCTCGAACAGCGCCTGCGCCCGTTGTTTTATCGACCGCTCCAAGTCCTTAAAGCTCACTATCCCACTCCCGTTGGGCACAACGCGTTGTCGTGTCATCTTTTTAGCGGTAGACGTGCGCTTTGTCCACTATAGCGGTGACCGTGTGTCTTAGCCCTCGGCGATCAGTTTGAGTTGCGGCAGGGTGACGCGCTCCAGCCAGAGCGGCCCGAATTGGTTGCGCAGCTGCTGCAACAGGTGCCCGGTTGTTGGGTCGTCCGGGTAGCTGGCCATCGTCCAGTTCATGTGCAGTTTCGTTTTCCACTGCGGGCCTTCACGCTCGGCGAACTTCACCAAGGCGGCGGCCTGCTCGGGGGTTGGGTTGCGATTTGGCATGGTGTCAGTCCTTCTCGCGGGTTTTGAGGAAGGCCAGCAGCAGCGTTTCAGCGTTGGCCATCGCCTCCAGCACGGGATAAAGATCATCCATGTTGTCGTCGCCTTTGATCTCCATGGCGCTGTAGATCGCTAGCACTTGCGTACGCACGACGTCCTGAGATTCCGCGATGGCTTCCAGTTGCCTGCGTTGGACTTGCTTCAATGATTTGCTCATGGCTTCGCCCCGTTGTTGTAGTTGTCTACCAACACACGCACAGCCTCGGCAAGGTCTATGACCTCATTGAACAGGGCGTTGTAGTCGTTGCCAGTCGGGCTTACCGCGTTGTCGCCGGCGTGTTTCTTGTCGTTGAGGGTTTCGTCATGGGCCAGTAACCGCGCTTCGAGGCCGGCTACCAGATCGGCCACGGCGGCCAGAGTCTCGCTTGCTGATTGGGTCATGGGTTCGCTCCTACAGGTTGTTTGGCCAGGTGCTTGAGGATGCGTTTCTTGGCAGCGTCATAACGCGCCTGAATTTCGTCCTGATCTTCCAGCCGCGCCGAACCAATAAAGCCCAGGTCGATCGCGGCCGCCTCGAATTCCTCAAGCGCTTCGAGTGCGTACTTGGATACCTTTTTGTCTTCGCTCACAGCTCCTCCTCGAAGGTGGCCAGACCGTCAACCACCGGGCCATCCCGGTCAAAGGCCAGCCAGTCGCAACGGTGCTCCTCGGCAAACAGCATCAGCGTGGACAGCGGGTCGTCCAGCTCATGGTTGGCCATGAACAGCTTGGTGCTTTCCGGGGCAAGGCAGACCCGGTACCCGTATTCGCTGATAGGGTCGACGATCAGGTACGGACCGACTTCGCAGGCCTCGGGGTCGATCTCAGTCGGCAGCGACAGGTCGGGGAACGCCGGGTTACAGCGGTTCTGCGCTTGCAGCCACTCAAGGTAAAGGGGCGGCAGGTGCGCCGTGCTGAGCATCAGCGTGCGCTGGATTTCCAGCCCCGCGTCGGGGTCGCTAAAGGACATGTTTCATCTCCTCATCATTCAAGTCTGTGATGCAAGCAACGCTGAAATCGCCGTAATACTTGCCGCCGTAAAACAGCATGTCCTCGGCGAACGGAACCACTTCGACAGTGCCGTCAGCTTTGAACAACTGGACGCAGTTGGCCACGGCCAACGTGTTCTCAGGGACGGCCTCTGGCAGCTTGTCGTCGGTGTTGATGACCACCAACTTGGCGCGGATCTTAGGGCCATCAAAACCCCAGTCCTCCATGTCCTGATCCTTGTTGTCGCGACCGTGGTACAGGTGCAGATAGACGTCGCCACCCAGCACGCTGCGGGCCAGAGTGGTGCCACTCTGGGTGCCGTCGAACAGGCTGTCATGATCGGTGTGGAACATCCGCAGGTGGGAACCGTAGGTGATCGACAGGGAACATTCAGGCAGTAAACGCATCTCGGATTTAGTCCCGAGGCGGTTGTAGATGTCGCATTCATCACGAGCGTTCATGGTTTCTCTCCAGACAGTGTTGGCCAGTCTCATCAGTATGCTGTGGCCATGCAACATAGACGCCGTCCCTACTGTAGGGACGGCGTTTCGACAGTGTGTTCCCTACCAGCGTGCCCACTCGGGCAGCTCGTTGTAGATGGACTGGGCAATGCGCTCGTAATTGAGCGCCGTGTCGATGCCCCCAGCCACTCGGCATGATCTGGCAGTCAAGGCGTTCCACGCGTAGTGCGCCAGATCCTTGGCCGCTTCCTTGGCTTGCTTGCCGTCCGAGTCGAACAGCTCCGTGGCGTGATTCCCGCCGCTGTGGCGGGTGGCAAAGGCGCGCAGCTCATCGTCGTTCATGGCGTCCAGATTCGGGATGCCATCGGGGTCAACCGGGTGAATCAGGTTCATAGTTTCTCTCCACAAGGTGTGTAAGTTGCGTAACGTATGTAAGTTACGCAACGGGTGTATTAAGGACGGCCGACCAACAAATTCCACACCTCGATCTGGGCCAGGGTCGCCGCTGGCAGCTGCACAACGTGTTCGCCGGCCTGCGGTGGTGTGGCTTGGGGAAAAGCGCGGCGTTGGTCCATGTACAGGGAGAACACCGTTTCGATTGCGTCCACGGCTTCACTGATGGCGTGCGGCAGGTCATCGCCGTAGCTGTTCAACTCCGGCAGGTCGCGGCACATCACCGCGACACCCACAGCGTCCTGTTCAAAGCGGACCGCAAAGGCGTACATCAGCTGCCCAGCAACTTGATGATCAGGGCCATGATCCCGCCAATGGCAGCGAACATGCCCGCCGCTGCGGCCATCGGGTACCAGAAGGTTTCGCGGGTAAACTTCCCGGCCTCGGCTATCAGTTTCGCCGCCTCGGAATTCAGCTTGGCCGTTTCCGCTTTAAACTTCCCCGACTCCTCATTGAGCTTCGTGGTTTCGGCCATCAGTTTGGCGATCTCCGCGTGGATCTTTTCCAGCTCAGTCGTCGACAGTCCCGCACTTTCCATGGTCACTCTCCAGACGGTGCGTCCCTACTGTAGGGACAGGGTGGTATAGGTACAGCATACCTCAGCTGCAAAATTCCGACTCGGCACCCACGGTGCGCTGTATCGCCCCGATCAGCATGCGGGTGCCGTTGTGGCGCTCCACGATGATCAGGTGTTCCAGCCAGTCGCGGATCCGGGCGTTGACGTGGATGATCACCGCCTTGACGTCTTCACCACTGGCAAAGCGCAGCGCTCGCTGGTAGGTGGCCACGAAGTGCGCCACGTCGTCGGCTGGACACTCCGACATGTTGTCCACGTAGCGCAACGTGATGTCGCACATATTAGTGGCCCCGAACGGTTTGTTCTGATGCATGGGTTTCTCTCCAAAGGGTGGTCCCTACTGTAGGGACGGTGGTTCGCTTCACACATATCTCTATGTGTATAACTACTATACACCTATAGGCGCAAGTGGTCAATGCAGGCTATCGCTACAACGCGTTGTGGTAAGGGTTATTGCAGGCTGGTGGTCTTGGCGTGCAGGCGCACCATCCAGCGTTCGCGGTACAGGTCCATGCTCTTGGCCATGCGGCCCAAGGCCCTAGCCACTGCGAGCGGTACGTGCTCGGAATGGTCGCCGGGGATGGCTGCCAGCAGCACCTCGATGTGGATCGATCTCGGGATACAGACATCCGGCAGCGCGTCGGCTTCCAGCAGTCCGTTCAATTCGTCCAGGGCGTCCAGCAGGGTCTTGAATTCTGGGGTCATTCGGCAGCGTCCAACACGTTGTGGGAGGGAACGCCGCTGGCCCCGATACTCTGGGGCTTCGCGGCTTACACTTTCGACCAGCCTGCGTCTGGTACAACCTCGGCCGCTGGCCGGGATCGTGGATACCAAGACAGCCTGAGACGCTCTACTGCGTCACGTACCTGGCCGTGGAACTGGGGCGGGATGTCGCGCAGCACCAACGTATGGTCGGGGTTGTGGAGGTACCACGCCGCGCCCAACATGCCGAACCGCTCCATTACTGCCTGACACGCACCACGCACCATCGCTTGCGTTTCACCGCAGGCAACAGCGGCCAGTTTGTACGACATCTTATCCACCAGCACCATGCGTGCGGCTCGCTGGGTACGTGGTCGCACCGCAGGCTTGATCCCGGACATCAGGTTCACCCATTGCGATTGCGAGAACGTGCGTACTTCGCGACCCGGCACGAACGGCTCAAAGTCGTACGGCAGCGCTGGCGGATTGATCGGCGTCGTCTTCTGGCTCATGGCAATTAACTCCTATTGTTACGGGATCAAAACACGACCTTGTGCGTCGTACATCTCCCCGGTGCCGCTGATATAGACCCGGTCCGCTGGTGGCGGTGGCCGGCCTATGTACTCTTGTCCAACCTGCACAGCCTGTGCCGGTTGTTGCTGGTGGTGCTGTGGTTGTAGTGCTGGTTGGTGGTTCGGCTGGCGTACCGCTGCCAGTGGTTGCTGCGTCCCTACAGTAGGGACACCACGGCGTGCCAGCTCAACGGCGGCCGCGTCCTGCACTTCCCAGATTCCCAGCTGGCGAGTGATCAAGCCGTGCAATGTCGCCGAGTGGTGACGTGGACAGGTAACCGTCCAAGTATCCATGAGGGCATCTGTGTCGTGCTTGTGTGCCTGTGTCTTGAGCGCTTTGTAAACACCGGACCGACTAGCACCCGTCTTGCGCACTGCGTCGGTGATGGTGTAACCCTCTACAAGGTGCAGTTTTAGCGCCTGATAGATGTCGCTCGACCGCTGGCTATACGCAGCATTGAACTGTTCGAGGGTCAATAGCATGGGTGAAACCTCCAAGGTTGTCGCGCGGGCATCATAAAGCCCGTTGCCAGTATAAGGCCGCTATGGTACGTCGTCCAATAGTGGACACAGTTGGATCCAAGGGAGACATATTGCTTATCTGGCGCCAGTTTCCTAGCGCTAAACCACCTAGGCGCTAGGTTAGTGGGTGCTAATCGGCAACAGTTCCCGGCGATCCCTACTGTAGGGACGCAGAACGCGCACTAAGATTTAGTGCGACACGGCGAACGCTAGGTTAGTGGTTAATTGTGACGCTTAACCCACTCGGGGAGACGTAAGCGAGCGCTTAACCGGTAGACATCAGTAGACAGTCTGCGCCTTACGCGGTGGACGTGTCTACTCCGTGTGTCAAGTGTACGCGTCTACTGTTTAGCGCTCTGGCTAGGCTGCGGGGTAAAGTGGGGTAATTTGTCCACTGTGCAAGGCCTTAAAGGTGCACAGATGTAAGGTGCTAGGCGGCGATATGTAAAGAGTGCGGCAACCTCTTACATCGGTTCTAGGCAATGAATACAGGGCTAAATGTAACGATGTAATAAATGTAAGAGTTGCCGAGGGTAGACGTATTAGGGAACGGGTTGGCTAGGGGGACTAAGCAGCTTAGCGGGCGCCGTTGCTTCGTGGCTGTGCACCGTTAAGCCTTATGTGTCTACTCTTTAAGGTTACATTTATTACATTTTAACATCTGGCCCCGTGTTTGCTGGGTGAAAGTCCATGTAAAGGCCTAATTGGCTTTACATAATAGTGGCTTAACCCCCGGCCACGCTGGGCCAAACGTTACAATGTCCACTTGTCCACCACGTACAGGGCTGCGCCGGGCCTAGTGGCGACGTTCGGTGTCCCTACTGTAGGGATCTTGGCCACTGGGCAACGCTGCAACGCGTTGGGGCGACGTCGCGCCGTAGTGTGTGGGTCCGCACTGGGCAACGTGTTGATGTCGTCCCTAGGCCACGCAGAGCCCCGGCAACGCGTCGCTGCTGCGTCACCCTGTGCCGTCGTGGGTTCACCCCTGTGCAACGCGTTGCCCGCGCCCCAAGCCTGCGCAGCCACTAGGCAACGCGTTGCAGCGCGCTAGGCCCGCAGGAACGAAGAAGCCCGGCACTAGGCCGGGCTTGGTACTCCGTGCAACGTGTTAGGCAGCGTCGGACTCTGGCACGTCGTCACCCAGCTCGGTTACCTCCTCGACTTCGTCGGCCAACGCGTTGGACAGTTCTTCGATCATGTCGGCCATGTTCGCGATGATCAGCAACACGTCGTCGGTGTGGTCGCCAGCCCGCAACAGATTGAGGCTGGTTTGCATGGCAGCCAAAGCGCTGGCCACCGGGTCCGGTGCTACGTGCTCGCTCTGTGCACCGTCGCCGAGGTCGTCGCCACCTTCGCCACCGTCGTTGGCCGGGGCCACTGGCAACTTAGGCGCTTGTTCCACGCGGTTGGCTTTGCGGCACTCCGTGGCAGCGTGTTGCAGGTTCTTTGGCAGCGTGGCCGGCAAGGTCACAGCCTTGAAAATGGCCATGGCATCGGCCACCCGGTTCTTGACGGACTTGGCCGACTTGGCCTCTTCGAACGTGCAACCCTGCAACGTGCTGTACGCAGTAGCAAAGGCATCTTGCACGGCTTCACGAGCCGTGTCGGGCTCGACTATGCCGCGTGCTTTCAGCATGAGTTCCAGAACACGTTGGGACGCAGACATCAGGTCACTGGCGGCCTCGGTTACATCGGCACGCCATGCCAGCACGGAGAACTGGTTAAGTGCGCGGTCTGCAACACGTTGGGCTTTAGCTGCTTTGTTGGTGGTGGTCATGGTCGTCTTCTCTCTACAAGGGGTTGGGCGAAGGTGCCCGGTTGGCCGTGGTGGCCGTCTGTCTCAATGACAGGACTCCAATGTATACCTTTGTGGTAGACGGTGCAGAGGACGTCCACCCGTTGTCCCTACCGTAGGGACAACCAAGCATTCTTTTCCGGTGCACAGAGGGGGCCAGGGGGCTGCGCCGGGCGCGCGCTGTTGCTTACCCCCGCTGCACATTTGGCGAAGCCCCGACGTAACTTGACACAAAATCCCCCGGTCGCTCCGTTAACCCCGCTCCCTGGCCTGCCCCGTAACACACTGTCTACTTGACACGGTAGACACAATTGCTTAGCACTCAAGTACCAGGTAACGCTCCACCAGCGTCCACCCGAAAAACTCCGTCAGAAAATTCCTACAATTTTTAACACCTGCCCTTGCCAGCCCCCTGGAACCTGCACTAACCTTTGCTCTGCCGCCTTCTCCCAAGATTACGCGAGCCCTCCGACCGTCACGGCTCGATCAGGTCACTCGGGTAAAACTGGGCGGAAGGTGGCACACAAGCCCACCAGTTTGTGTCGCCTCCAAGGCAAACCGCAGGGAAACAGTGTCGCTCCCCCGTCCGCTACTCCCACCCAGCGGACGGGGGATCTACATCAAACGTCCGCTAAATCCTGTCCCCCGCTCCCAAATGTCCGCCGTCGGCTACCATCAGCCGGACGGAACTGGCTACACTGTGTCCGCGTCATACCTGAATCGGCCTCCACTCGGTGGCCACGAATGGAGTGCGACCACCATGGCTACCAAAAAATCTACCCCCCACGAATCCGCCGCGACAACCAGTGAATCCGCCGAAGTGCTGTCAAAGTCCGGTGCCGCACTGGAACAGCAAGCGTCGAGTTATGGTGAAACCCGTCCGACCCATGTCAACGGCAAGTACGTGGGTGACAAGCGCCTCAACGAGAAAACCGGTGAGTGGGAAGCCGACCCGGATGCTGTCGCAGCTGAGGGGGGTACGCGCCCCGAGGACATCTTTGACCGCATCGGCAACGCGTTTCCACATGAGGCTCAGCGCCTGGTGATCGAAGAGATCGCACTGCGTGCCGGCATGACGGCCGAGTCGAGCCAGGATCTGCCAGACAACTACCCTACCGGCGGCAAGTCGACCGCTTCGTTGCGCTCCGACCTGACCCGCAGCGGCGGCGAAACCAGCGGCCCCGTGCCGGTACCACCGGGAGAAAACGGTGAGGCAGCGGACACCCCGGCGCCTGCGTCCACCGACGTCAATGGCGCACCGGCCCGCACCGGACTCTGATCGGTTGACCCTAGCCCCGACCCGCAAGGTCGGGGTTTCGTTGGAGGTGTTATGGAGCCGCAACCACCAAGAATCGTCCGGTGCAACGGGGTGAACTACCGCGTGCTGGGGACCGCGAACCGCGCCCGGTCGGGCCGCAAAGCACCCCTGGTTGTGTACCAGGACATGGCCACCGGCTGGCTGTTCTACTGCACCCAGCAGGATTTCGACGAACACATGTTTCCAACGGGCGAGGTGTGACATGGGCAGGGGCATTGATTTGGCGCGGGAGTTGGGCAACCACGAACATGCCGACGCGATCGACAACATGAAAGACCAGCTGCTGTTGGTGCTGATCAAGCGCCTGGGCAGCGACATCCGCATCCCCGCTGCTGAGATCGACGCCACCGGCGGGTTGATCCTGGAGATGTCGATGGATCAGCTCACGCGTGAGTTTCACTTTGTGGTCAGCGGTAAGCACTGATGACCCTGACGCTCGACACGCTGCGGCCGCACCTCAAGAAAATGCTCCCGGTCGAGGCGCAGCAGCTGTACGTGGACGGGTACAACAAGGCGATCGCGGACGGGTACGAGGATGAGTGGGTCGAGGCGGCGGCGATGCAGGCCGTCATCGATCGGTACGAGCCCCCGCGCGGACCATGGGTAAAGAGACAAAGGTGAACAGCGAGTGAACAATGTGTACTTTGTCCGCCACCCGAGTTGACGTCCGTCTACTCTGCTGCGATAGTTCGGTGAACACGTCCGTCCCGGAGACGAACCATGGACTTTACCGGACTCACCTACCGCTTCCGCACCCAAGACACCAAAGCCAGCCGCGCTCGCAAACTGAATAAGTTGCTGGCCACCCCGCTGCCTGCGGCCGATTACTTCCGCGAAGTACCCCAAACCCCGATGCAGTGGCAGCTGATGTTGAACGCCGCCGTGCGCGACCTGGTGGCTGACGGGTACGCCTTCGATGGGCAACCGCTGCTTGATGGCGGACCGCTGGTGTTCCGCACCCGGGACTCGGGGCCGGCGCGCACTCGCAAGCTCAACGTGTTGTCGGCCGTGATTGACGCGGGCAACGCCTAAGTCCGAGGTGCCCTATGCTCGGCGACGTTGATCCGCAACAGCTCAGAATCATTGCCTGGCGGCCGGTGGTCTACACCGGTCACGACAACCTCACGGCCGTGAAAATCACCCAGTTTGACGCGGAGCTGCGCCGTGACGTCCCCCTGAATTTCACCGCCCTGACCCGCCTGGTCCTGACGTTCCCCGAGGTAACCCCGCCGATCAGCTTCGACAGTGCTGTGTTACCTGACAACACGTTGGACTGGCTGCAGGGCGACGGCGTGCTGGCGTTCAACCTGACGGAATACGACATCCCCGAGGGCACCTACAACGCCGAGCTGGTGGCGTACGACGCCGAGCACGATCGCGGTCAAGTGATCGCCACGCTGCAGAGTCCGCGCCCCGGGTTGGCCCTCACCTTCGACCAGGTCAGCGGCGACGGCGCCCTGCCGCCTCCCGTCCCGGTCGGGGGCGGTCAGTCGGTACGGGTTGCCGGCGAAGTTATCTCGGCGCTGCGCGTGGTGTACGAGTCCGGCGATCGGGTGTTCAAGCTCGATCAGACCTCGAACAACGTCCAGGGCCTGCTGGGCATCAGTGTGACGGCCGCGCAAGAAGGCGGCTCGATCAAGATCCAGCGGGACGGGACGATTGAAACCCCGGGTTGGACGTGGGCTGAGGGCCTGGTGTTCCTGGGCATGGACGGCCTGCTGACGCAGGTAGTACCCACAACGGGTTGGGAGGTTGTCGTGGGGTATGCCCCCTCGCCTACGCGCCTGAACCTGGACTTTGATGAGCCGGTTTTACTGGCGTAGGAGATGGTCATGGTGGACAAAGTTTTACAACGGGTGGCCGGGAAATTACAACAGTACACTCCCGTGACAACTTCGGCCGGCGCCGCTGATTCGGGAAAGATCCCAGCACTTGGCCCTGACGGCAAGTTCGATAGTTCGATGTATAACGCCGGTTCGGGGGTGCAAACGCAACCCGTTCTCGCTTCGGAGGCGATCGGCGCCGGGAAATTCGTCAACCTGTACGCGAACGCCGGGGTAATCAACTGCCGCCTGGCCGACAACTCGAACAGCCGGCCGGCCCACGGGTTCGTTTTAGCCGCGGTGGCCAGCGCTGCGGTCGCGGCCGTTCACGACCTGGACGCCATGAACACCGGGATGACGGGGCTGACGGTGGGTGCTGATTACTACCTGGGCACTGCAGGCGGTGTGATCACCCCTGCGCTGGATGCGACCACGGCTACCGCTGGGACGATCGATCAGAAGCTGGGGTACGCCAAGAGCGCGACCGAACTCGACACCGACGACTACGACTACGTGGTGCTGTAATGGCAAACCGACTGCCGCTGATTCGCACCGGGGGCAAGACCCGGCAGCTGCAGGTGGGCGACAACCTGCAGCTGCCAGGGGCGCTGAACGACCCGACCATGGTCGTGGTAACGGCGAGCAACGGCATGGACCTGATGAACCGGGGGTCGACAACCCTGCGGCTCGACAGGACGTCGTTTACGCAGATCGACAACTTTGGCACGGGCACCGCCGGCACCCGCCGGACGCTGTTCTTCAACACCGGGTTGATCGCGCTGATGTCGAACGCGAACACGAAACTGCCGGGGAACGTGCAGATCAGCCCGGAAGTCGGCGACGTCGGAGAGTTCCTGTGCGAGGGCGGCATTGTGTGGCGCTGCCTGTGGTACCACCGCGCCGGGTACCTGACCACCGAGAAACTGCCCTTGGCCGGCGGCCGGATGACCGGCGCGATCGAGTACGCCGGGTACCTGTCGATCACTGCGGCTACCGGAATGAACATCGGCGCGGTCAACTCCAACACCGTGCGGGTCGACAGCGCCGGTGCGGTCACGGTCAACAGCTTCGGTAGCGGTACCAACGGCACCCGGCGGATTCTGTTCTTCAACACCGCGTTGGTCACCCTGGTCCATAACAGTTCGTTAACGATCCTGCCTGGTAACGCGAACATCGTTGCGGGTCTGGGTGACCATGCGGAATTTGCGTGTGAAGGCGGCAGCACTTGGCGGTGCATGTGGTACCAGCGCCGTAACGGCAGAGCCTTGGTCGAATCGGCGGCTGCGATCAGCACTGACGCAGACAACCGATTGATCGCCGGTACCGACGGAAAACTGTTCGTGTCCGACACGTTGAACCCCGACCCCCTCATGTACTACATCCTTGCTCGGAGCTGAAAATGACTATCGAAGCCAAACTGATTTCACTCGCACAAGCAGTCGGCGCCGATGTCAAAGCGCTGAAATTGGCCGACGGTGACCTCACGTCCCTGTCGACCACCGCCAAGGACAACCTGGTCGCGGCCCTCAACGAGGTGTTCGACCTGGTCGCAGCCGGTGGCGAAGACCCGACCAAACTCCCGCTGGAAGGCGGCAACATGACGGGGCCGATCAACGATGCCCCGGCGGTTGATTTGAACTTCACATCGAACAAGGATATTGGGGCGGCGGATTCCAATTACGTCACCGCCACTACGTCCACAACGACCACGATCGCGACGTTCCCGGCGAGCGTGACCGGCGCGGTGCGCTACGTTGATTTCCAGACCCCCGAGCTGACGCTGCAGCACAACTCACGGCTCCTCCTGCCAGGCTCGGCGAACATCCTCACGACCGTTGGTGATAAAGCGAAGTTCCGGTGCGCAGGTGGGGACTTCTGGGTGTGCGATTGGTACCGCCGCGCGAACGGCCAGGCCGTGGTCGCTTCACCGGACGCGACGAAACTGCCGCTGGCCGGCGGGCGAATGACCGGTCCGATTGAGTACGTCGGGTACGGTGCGATCAACGCAGCCGACAACCTGAATCTCGCATCGGTCAACGCCAATACCGTGCGGATCGACAACCCTGGCAACGGCGCGATCACGATCAACAACATTGCCTCGGGCACCAGTGGCACCCGCCGGATTGTGTTCTTCAACGGTGCGGGCGTCACCCTGGTCCATAACAGTGGGCTCACGATCCTACCCGGGAACGCGAACATCGTGGCGGCCCCCGGCGACCATGCGGAATTTGCGTGTGAAGGCGGCGCGACCTGGCGCTGCATGTGGTACATGCGCCGAGATGGTACGGCCTTGGTTTCCAGTGGCGGCGGCGCGGCGATCGATGACACCGCCGGCACCGGCGACACCGATGTCACCTGGTCAGCCGACAAGAGCGTGACGTTTATCACCGACGCGGTGGCCACGCTCGAAGCCAGTTTGATGGGCGGCGCGGGTTCGGCTTACGACACGTTCAAAGAGCTGCAGGATTTGATCATCGCCGATCAGTCCGGCCTGGCAGCGCTCGCTGCAGACATTGCCAACCGCGTGCGTTTTGACGCGGCGCAAACCCTCGACACCACGCAGAAAACTCAAGCCCGTACGAATATCGGCGCGGTGTCTCAGGCCGATGTTGACGCAACGATTGTCGCCACCGTCGGCGACGTAGCCCACGATTTTGTTGCCGACTATGTCGCGGCCAAGGCGTAAATCATGCCCACTCAAACGGAAGAAATCATTGCGTTAGCCCAGAGCATTGCGGCCGACATCAAGCTGTTGGCGAACAGCAAAGTCGACCAGGTCGAGGGCAAAGAGTTGTCGACCGAGGACTACACCACCGCCGAGAAAACCAAACTCGGCGGCCTGGCCAACTTCGACCCGGCAACGCTGGATAGCCAGTTCGCCGCCAAGCAAGACAAGGTGACGGGCAAAGGGCTGTCGACCGAGGACTACACGACGCCCGAGAAAACGAAGTTGGCAGGGCTGGTCCCGTCGGATTTCCCCACCTTGGCAATCGCCGCGACGATGGATATCGGCGCGATCAACTCGCGGACAATCAGCGTTACTGCCTTTGGCGGCGGCGTGGCCATCACGTCGTTGGGCACCGCCCCGGCGGGGGTTACCAGAACCCTGGTGTTCACTGCCCTCGGCGCCGGCGCAAAATCGATGACACACAACGCCACGTCGCTGATTTTGCCGGGCGCGATAAACCTGACTTTGACGGTGGGCACCGTGGTCGAAGTGGTGTCGCTCGGCGGTGGTAACTGGCGCGCAACGAGCGTCACCAAGTCCAACGGTCAAGCCGTGGCCGCTACCCCCTTCGCAGGGGGCACGCTGACGGCGGCATTGAACGAAGCGCCGATGCAGAACATCACGGCCGCCGAAACCATGAATATTGCCGCGACCACTGCGAACACCTGGATTATCAACGCCGGCACCGAAGGCACAGAGATCGTCAACCTCGGGACCATAGCGGCGGGCGCTAGACGAACCGTAGTCAACCTAGCCAGCCAGATGGTGTTTAAAAACACGAACCTGGCGCTACCGAACGGCTTAGACCTGGTTTTCCCTTATGGCGACGTTGTCGAGTTTTTGAGCCAGGGCAACGGCGCTTGGATGTGCGTGGGGTATCTGGCCGCCAGTGGAATGCTACGGGCCGGGGCGATTCAGGTCAGTCAGTCCGGCGTGCTTGGCGGCCTGGTGGATATTGGCCCCGGGTCCAGCGGGTCCGGCTCGGCGCCGATAAAACTACATGCCGGGACTGTCATGGCGACCCCGGAAACCGGCGCCTTTGAGTTCGACGGGAGCGACCTGTTTTTCACCATAGCCGGCCAACGCAAGAAATTCACCCTCACGTAACAAGGGCAAAGCCTGGGATCCCTACTGTAGGGATTCCGTGGCTTCACCCACTCCCCGGGGTAAGGAGGTATGTGTGCCCGAGGGGCGGGGCTGGAAAAGGAGGAAGCCAAACAACGGCTTCGCTGAATGGCCTTGTCCTACGCTACGCTACGGAACGGCCGGGATAATGTTTTCGCCTAACGGCTCAGCCCTTTAGGCAGTCCCTACGGGCCTGCAAAACAATAAGGTTGCGCTTGACAGCGCGCTTGTTTTAGAGCCTTTCCGGCATAGCCGGCCCCGGTAAATCGGCCTAAAAAAATAGGCAAATTCACCCGACATTTCCTGCAGCGAGAAAGCACCTGTCTCAGCCTTTCCGCCCAACGCCATTCAACACTTTGCGGGGTTGGTTACATCGGCGCCCCGGCCCTCCTGGTGTGTTGCGATGGTGGGTTTTGAGACAGTTGCGGTGCCCGTGGTTGGGTTTTAGCTCCGCCCTGCCATTGCCTTCTCGACCCTCATAGAGGGTTCGCACCTATCGGCCTTGCCAGTCGCCCTGGGAGACCCCCTTGATGGACGACTAATACGTTCCCGCGCCCAAAGCATCTTGATTCCAAGCGTCGGAAAGAGGTATCGGGAGAGAGAAGGAAGCTAGACAAACGACACGAATGCCGCCAGAATTGGCTTACCTGGTCTCGATCCCTGCCCGCTAAAGCTGAGATTTCCCGAGACCTAGGCTAGAGCGCTTGCCGGCGCCGCTAGCCCGAATGGAACCCCGCCAAGTGCGGGGTTTCTTCGTTCTGGGGCATCCAAAATGCCACCAGCACGATTTGCAAAAACTTGAATAAAATCTAGCACCTACATCGCATTGGTGCCCCGACAAGATAAGCCGTTTGTCCGACGATCGCAAATGGATTTTGTGCGGTGGTCAACAAGTTGACGGCAAGTTGTTGGCTTAGTTATTGTCCACTCCGTACACCCATGTGCACTTGCTGTCCACTTGCACACAAGCTACCCTCTGCCCAAAGCGAGGTAGCTATGGGCACAGACCTGAATCTTCTATCCCCGGCAGGGCCAGAGCTGCGTCCCGAGTGGTCGATGCGGCTGGTGATCGACGTTGTGTTGGGTGCCAGTAACGAATCGATCCTGCAATGCCACGACCTGCAGCACCACCAATTCGACCAGATTTGCAAGAATCCGGTGTTCATGTCCGCTTGCGACAACATGCGCAAAAGCCTGGACAAGGAAGGCGCGACCTTCCGCCTCAAAGCCCAGCTGCAGGCTGACCATTACCTAACCCGCGTGCATGAGATGATCATGGATCCCGAGATGGATCCGCGTGTTACGGCCAAGTTGATCGGCGACGTGGTGCGTTGGGGCGGGCTGGACACGCCACCCCCAGTGGCCGGCGGCGGGATGGGTTCGTTCTCTATCTCGATCAACTTCCCCGAGAAGGTCCGCCACGGCGTGACCATCGAGGGCGGCCAATGACCGCCTACAACCCGAGCGTCACGGTGGCGGACTTTATCCTGGACGATCGGGAGTGGACGTACATCGTCGGCCCCGTGGGTTCGGGTAAGTCGGTCGGCATCCTGATGAAAATCCTGCACCGCGCCAAGCTGCAGGCGCCGTCGCCGATCGATGGGATCCGGCACACCCGGTGGGTGATCGTGCGGAACACCATGGTGCAGCTCAAAGACACTACCCTCAAGTCCTGGTTTAGCTGGTTTCCCGACGGCGTTGCCGGCAAGTGGGTGTCCGGTACCAGCACGTTCTGGATGCGCTTCGATGACATTGAGGTCGAGGTGATGTTTCGTCCCCTCGATACCCCGGACGACGTGCGCCGAGTGCTGTCCCTGGAAGTGACCGGGGCGATCGTTGACGAATTTGTCGAGATCCCCAAAGAGATCGTCGAAGCCCTGTCCGGCCGGTGCGGCCGCTACCCGTCGAAGAAAGACGGCGGCGCCACCTGGTGGGGAATGTGGGGTGCGACCAACCCGGGCAACGAGGACAACTGGTGGTACGACTGGCTATACAGCGACTGGGAGGATGACCCGGACGGCGCGTTGAAGCGGATGAAACTGGGGTACTACGAACAGCCCAGCGGTTTCAGTCAGCACGCGGACAACCTGGAGAACCTGCCAGGCGGGAGCAACTACTACCACAACTTGGCCATCGGCCGATCGGACGCCTGGTGCAAACAGTTCATCGAAGTGCGCTGGGGTTACAGCCTCAAAGGCAAGCCGGTGTATCGCGCGTTCGTCCCGGATCTGCACGTTGCCAAGCGCCCTATTCCGTACAACCCACACCTGCCGTTGTTGGTCGGCTTCGACGCCGGCCTCACCCCGTCCGCGATCTTTGGCCAGCTCTGGCCCGATGGCCGCTTGTGCATCCTGGCCGAACTGACCACGGAGAACATGGGCGCGGTGCGGTTTTGTCGTGAAAAATTCAAGCCCCTGGTGGCGATGAGATTTCCCAAACCGCTGCTGCAGTTCGCCGGTGACCCGGCGATCGTCCAGCGTGCCCAGACCGATGAACGATCGGTGAAAGAGGCCCTGGAAAAAGAGCTGGGCATTCGGGTCTATCCGGCTTCCAGCAACACGTTGTCCGATCGCCTCGGCGCGGTCGAGCACTTCATGTGCATGTTGACCGAGCACGGGCCGGCACTGCTGATCGACCCGTCGTGCGTCCAGCTCATCCGTGGGTTCAAGTCGGGTTACCGCTATGCGGTGAGCAACAAGGGCCTGGCCGCCGAGTCGCCAGAAAAGAACGCATTCAGTCACCCGCACGACGCCATGCAGTACCTGGCCATGGAAGCAAAGGGTGGGCAGATCCGTGACGCCCGACGCAGGACCAGTGCATCTGTCCGGTTCGGCCCTTCCACTAACGCATATTCCTAGGTGACCCATGGTTGACGAATTTGACACGCCGGTCGAAGAGGCCCGCGACATCAACACCACCGAGGGCAAGCGCAAGCTCGGCCGCCACCTGCAGAACAAATTCACCCAGTACAAGACAGATCGCCAGTCGATCGAGCAGCAGTGGCTGACCAACCTGATGCAGTACCTGGGCAAATACGACGCTGAGTTTGAACAACGCATGGTGGCGAACACCAGCCGCGCGTATCCGAAGCTGACCCGCGTCAAGTGCGTCAGCGTGGAAGCGCGGCTGATGTCCCTGACGTTCCCGGCCAGCGAAAAGAACTGGTCGATCGAGGCGTCACCGGTGCCGAGCCTTAGCGCGGACACCCTGACCAGGGCGCTGCAGAACTGGTACGAAGCCAACCAGGGGCAGCAACCGACACAGGTACAGCTCGATGGGATGGTGCAGGACGTTGCCACCGGCGTGGCTGACCTGCTGGCGGTCACGATCGATGACCAGCTCAAAGACGTCGACCCGTACGCCAGCCGCGACTATGAGGCGTTGGTGAAAAAGGTGGTCGGCTCGGCCGTGAAGTACGGCCCCGGGGTGGTTAAGGGTCCAATGGCGGTACAGCAGGACGTGGCCAGCTTCGAGCTGGACGCCAACGGCGTGCCCACCGTGGTGGAAACCGAGGCGTTCCGCCCGTACCTGGAGTTCGTTCCGTGTTGGCAGTACTACCCCGACCTCAGCGCGTCGTCGTTCGCGCAGATGGAAGGCGAGTTTCAGCGTCATGTGTTCTCGAAGCACCAATTCAGCCTGATGGCTGAACGGCCAGACTTCGACGGTGACGCGATCCGCTCATTCATGGCGGGCAACCGCGACGGCAATTACACCGAGCTGGGTTATGAGGGCACGTTGCGCAACCTGGGCACCAACGGGGCCAGCGCCGTACCGAAGGGCAGCAAGTTCGAGGTGTTGGAGTACTGGGGTTCCGGTTCGGCCAAGCACCTACGCGAGGCCGGGGCAGACATCCCCGCTGACGCCAAAGACAACAGGCAGTTCCGGTACAACGCGTGGGTGGTGGGTGAGTTCGTTATCAAGATAGCCCTCAATCCGTTGCCAGAAGGCACCAACATTTTCCACAAGTTCGTGTTCGAGGAAGACGAGATCAGCCTGGTGGGCTCGGGCTTGCCGCCGATCATGCGCGACAGCCAGCTGGGGGTGTCGAACTTCACCCGGATGCTGGTCGACAACGCGGCCACGGTCTGCGGTCCGAGCGTCGAGGTGGATACCTCGATCATCGACCCGAACCAGACCGACCTGGGTATCAAGGCGTTCCAGGTGTGGCGCCGCGACGGTGGTACTGCTGGCCAGCGTGCGGTGATGCCGATCACCTTCGACTCCCACATTAGCGAGCTGCTGCAGGGCATCAACACGTTCATGGGCTTTGCGGACAAAGAGACGTTCGTGAGCCCGGCCGCCGGTGGTGACGTCGAGGGTGTATCGGGTGAGGCCCTGCGTACCAGCAGTGGCGCCTCGATGATCTACGGCAACGCCGCCCTGCCCTTCAAAGACATTGTGCGCAACTTCGACCAGTTCACCGTGAGCGTGATCCACGCCCTGGTGGAGTGGAACCGCATTTTCAGCCCCGACCGCGACCGCCTGATGGGTGACGTGCGCCCGATCGCGCGTGGGGCGACCAGCCTCATGGCTAAAGAAATGCGCTCCTATGCCCTGGACAACCTGGCGCAGACCCTCACCGAGGAGGAACGCCAGTGGATCAAACCGAAAGCGCTGCTGGTCGAGCGGTTGAAGGTCCGCGACCTCCCGGTCAAAGAGCTGCTGGAAGACGACGCAGTGGTGGAGCAACGCCAGGCGCAGCAGTCGCAGCAGATGCAGGACCAGATGCGTCAGCAGATGCAGATGTTCATGGCACAGCTGGAGAACCTGCAGGCCGACACCATGAAAGCCCTGACCCAAGGGCAGAAGAACTTGGACAACGCGGATGTCGTTGTTTTCAAAGCACTTTTGGAGGCGCTAAAGAATGGATCAAGCCCCGAGCAAATCGCAGCAATTGCAGGCCGACTTACAGCGGGCCGCCAAAGCGGCCAACGACAGCCCGCTGGCCAAGACCCTGCAGCGGTACCTGGAGGAAACACGCCAATCAGTATTCAGTGACCTGGCCAAGGTAGCGGACATGAGGGAAATCTACATGCTCCAAGGCCGGCTTGAACAAATTCGTCTACTTGAGCGTCTACTTTGCTGACAGTAGTCTACCTTGACAACTAGGGTACACCGGAGTACATACCGACCATGGACAATACTGACGATTTCGACAGCGCATTCGACGAGGCTGCGGCCGATTCAGCACCTGCCGCTGCACCTGCAGCCGTGGCCGAGGTGGATTCCGGCACGCCCGAAGGTGCACAAAAACCTGCGGAAAGTGTACAGAAAGATACCGCCGAGCCGTCTACTGACGTGTCCACTACGGCAGCCGATCCTGCACCTGCAGCTGACCCGGCGAAACCTGCGGTCGACCCGGCGAAACCAGCAGCGGCTGCCAAGCCTGCAGCTGACCCGGCGAAACCAGCGGCTGACCCCGTGGTCGACCCTGTCGACACACCGGCTAAGCCGCTGCCAAAGCCTGTGGAGCACCCGCAACACCAGCCGCTTGATCCGAAGTACCTGGCTCAGGCCATTGCTGAGGCGCAGCGGTTGAACACCGAGGCGCAGCAGCCGCAGAAGCCTGCCGCGCCGGTGAAGAAAACACAGGCCGACTACCTGACTGCCGAGCAAAACGCGGCAATCGATCGGTTCAAGCAAGACTGGCCAGATGAGTACAGCGCGCTGATGCCGCTGTTCAATGCCCAGGTGCAATCGGAGTTGAGCAACTACCGCACTGACCTTACTGCGGAACTGAATCAGATTCTGGCGCCGTTGTTCCGAACCGTTGGAACAGTGGAGGTGAACAGCCACCGCAACACGTTGCTGGCAGCCCACCCAGACATCGACAGCCTGGACACGGAGAAGGTGCGCGAGTGGATTGACACTCAACCATCCATGTTCCGTCCCACCATGCTGGCGGCGTTTGAGAAGGGTACGACCAAAGACGTGGTTGAGTTGCTGAACATGTACAAACAGTCAACCGGTGTAACGAGTGCAGCGCCAGCCACACCAGCCTCGTTGGCCCAGACAAAACCCACTGCTGTCCCCGCCGCGCCTAAGCAACCAGTTGATCCTGCCGCGAAAGCAGCACTGGCCGCCGTACCCGCAGCGCAAAGACAGCAACCCTCGGCACGACCTGGCGATGACGACTTTGATGCCGCCTTCGCCGAAGCCGTGGGGCAGGGATAAATCTCGACCAACTGATCAAGGAGCAGGACCATGGCTTATACCGGCACCGCCTACGGCGACATCACTCCACGCCAAGCTGCGTACTCGATGGCTGGCTTTCTGAAACGTGCTATCGCGCTGATGACTATCGAGCGCTTTGGGCAAACCTACCAAGTCCCGGCGAACAACACCGCGACTGCCAAGTTCCGTCGGTACTTCCTGGCTGGGGCCGGTGGTTCCGCTGGCCCGGGTACCGGCGATTTCAACGTGCCGGTGGCTACCACTGCGCTGACCGAGGGTGTAACCCCGGCCGGTCGTAAGCTGTCCAGCAAAGACTACACCGTCACCCTGCAGCAGTATGGCGATTACGTCGAGTTCTCGGACGTGATCCAGGACATCCACGAAGACTACCCGGGCTTGCTCAAGGAGATGATGGATCTGCTGGGTGAATCGGCGGCCATGACCGTGGAAACGCTGCGCTTCAACATCCTGAAAGCAGGCACCAACGTGTTCTACGCCAACGGCGCAAGCCGCGCGGCCGTGAACAGCACCCTGACCCTGGCCTTGCAGCGCAGCATCACCAAGTCGATGAAACGCCAGAACGCCAACACCATCAGCTCGGTGCTGAGTTCGTCCGCGAACTACAACACCCAGCCGATCGAGGCGGCGTTTATCTGCCTGATTCACACCGACCTGGAAAACGACGTCCGCGACATGGACGGTTTCATCGGTACCAAACACTACGCGAGCACCCAGCCCTTCCCGGGTGAAGTGGGTTCGGTTGAGGACGTGCGTTACATCCGTTCGACCGTGTTCGTACCGTGGGAGGACGCCGGTGGTCTTGCGGCTACCAACGACGTGATGTCGACCACTGGCGTCAACGCCGATGTGTACCCGGCGATTTACCTGGCCAAGGATGCTTTCGGCACCGTGGCGCTGCGCGGTAAGTCGGTGGCCAACATCATGGTGGTAATGCCAAAGGCTTCCTCGGGTGACCCGCTGGGTCAACGTGGTACCGCAGGCTGGAAGCTCTGGAACGGCACTGTGATTCTGCAGGATGCGTTCCTGGTTCGTGCGGAAGTGGCTGCCTCGGCGTAAGCCGGGCCGGCTGATTGGAGACAAACCCCGTCCAGTACGGGGTTTGTTTTATGAACGAACCGATCGGAGTCGCCATGACCACATGTGTGCGCATCGAAATCCTGGACAACGGGTACACGCTGAGTTTCGACGACCCAGAGATCCGGGCACAAAACCGCAAATCCACCAGTAATGGCTGGACGGACCCATCACGCACGCGGGTGTATTCCACCATCGAGGCGATGAAGACCGAACTCGACACCCTACTGCCCCTCCTACAACCCGAGCCGATGACTCAGGTCGCTGAGTACGAGACGGCAATTCAAGAAGCGTTCGCAAAGGATGACACCCATGAGTGAAGAAACCAAACCGGGCGGACACCCAATGAGTGCCGAACAGGCGATCAGCATGCCAACCCCTGAGCAGGCTGGGAAGCGTTCGCGCCCGAGCCGTGCCAAGGCCAAGGCAGCGCCGCCGGCCGATGGTAAGCCACGTCTGCGCAATGGCTTGAGTGGTGACCGCGTCGACATCACCCTGCACGACTCCGACCGCATCCCACCAGGTGGTCAGTTCATCGCCATCAACGGTGTGCAGTTCATGCTCAAACCGAGCATGCGCGCCTCGGTACCGGTGGAGCTGTTGGAGATCCTGGACAACTGCATTCAGACCGAACCGGTTCTGGACGACAAGCTGCGCGTGCAGGGCTATCGCAACGTGCCGCGACTGACCTACCACCTGCACAGGGACTAAGTCATGAAACTGCAAGAGCTGGTCGATGAGCTTCGCGAGAACGTGCTGCGTGATATTTCCGACGCCGTGAACACGGATGCCGACAGCTACTTGCTCAGTGACAAGTCGTTGGTGCGGTACCTCAATGAGGCGCAGGAACGATTCGCCGACAAGACCCAGTGTCTTCGCGACGAATCGACGCCAGCGGTAACCCGGATCACATTGGTCCACGGAGTCGACAGTTACGCCTTAGATCCGCGTGTGGTGGCTGTGCTCGGGGCTCGCACCCGGCAGCGGCACCTGCGGCTGCGGCCGTACGGGTCGATCGTTACAACCCGGGGCAACTTCAACACGGGTTACCCGCTCGATACGTCCGTGTCTGACGGCTCCCCGACCTATTACTACACCGACCGGGAGACGGGAAAGATCGGCTTATGGCCCGCGCCAAACCCCGACTTTGCCCTCAACGAGTTGGTGTTACGCGTAGCCAGGCTACCGATCAAGTCGCTGGTGGTTGAGGACTTGAGCGCCGTGCCGGAAATCCCCTCGCAGTACCACATGTCCCTTGTGGATTGGGCGGCCTACCGCTGCCTGACCAACAGCGACATCGAGCTGCAAGATCAGATCAAGGCGAACAGTCGCAAGAACCGTTTCAACGAAACCGTCGAGGAGCTGAAAAAAGACGCCAAGCGTCTGATGCTCAACGAGATTGCGTTTGACGTCACCAGCTGGAGATAACCCCATGGCAATGGTCTACAACCCGGCTACCGGCAAATACGAAGACAACGGCTTAGGCATCGGTGCCGCCCTCAAGCAGTCAGCCAATGACCTGGGCACGATCGTGCGCGGTGGTCTGCAGGGCGTAGGCAACGCTGTGGGTGGGGCCGTGGTAGCGCCGTTAGACCTGGCCCGCTCCTTCGCTGCGGAAAGCCTCGGCGGCGACCCAAACAACCTGTCCGGCGGCCCCCTCACTGACCAGGCCTTTGGTCTGATGGATCAAGGGTTCGCCGATGCCGGCGCAGCGGCGAACCGTTTCGGTACCGGCTTGCGCAATACCGCCATGGGCCTTGTGGGAGCGGTGAACGCCCCGCCGGTGGTTGCCCCGCCGCCTGCCCCTGCCCTGGTGAAGCCGCCCGCTCCCGCAGTAGCGCCGGCAAATCCGCAAACACCAGTGGGTGTACCAGACCCCGCGACCGGTGTTGCACCGCTTACCGCCCGGGATCTGGCCCCTGCCAACGTGGCGATCGCAAACGGCCTGGCTCAAATGCAGGCCCCAGCGCGTGACGGTGTAGCGGGTGCGCCAGGCACCGATGGGGTCAACTTCGGCTTTGGGGTCAACGGTCAACCGAGCGCCCGCGAAGTGCTGGCCCACTACGCACAACAGGACGCGCAGGCCAGGCTGAACCAGAACACCCAGATGGATCGAGCACAGATTGGTTCACTGATGTCCGCGTTCAATGACCCATTCGCTAAGACCCAGGACAAGAAATTCATCATGCAGCAGCTGGGCTTGGCCACGGGCATGGCTCAGAGGTCGGCCGCGCTGTCGCAGGGCAACAACTTGGGCACGATGGATCTGACAGGCCGACAAGTGACGGCCCAAGCGGCGCTGGCTAACCAGCGTGCGATCGCGACCGAGCGCACACAGGCCGCGCTGCAGGCGGCCAACCTCACCGGAAACTACGGATTGGCGGCCGCGCAGATAAAAGCGGACGCGACGAAGGCCACCGCTAAATCGACGGAGGGCACGCAGCGCCTGGCGAACCAGAAGGCGGACGCGCAGCAGTCGATCAACACCATCGTCGCCGACAAGGTTGCACGGGGCGAGATCACCGCACTGGAAGGTGCGCGGATTCTGGCCAACAGCTACGACCACCCGGCGGTAGACCTGATGACTGGGGCGTACATCCCGCAGGAGAACCAGGCGCTGCTGCAGGAAAAAGCGAGGCTGGCGGCCGAGGAAGACCTGGCAAGACAACGGGCCAAAAACAAATAAAATGGCGGGTCTTGTATGCCGGTAATTACGAAAGAACTACTCGATCGTGCCAACGAGCTGCAGTTGGCAGCGCAGCAAAAGATCGCCGGCGAACGTGAGGCGGCTGCAGCTGAGGCTGAGGCCAGCCGGTCGAACACCTGGGGGGAAGCCCTTGGCAACCTTGGCCCGCAGGCACTGTCGGGGGCGGTGAGCGTGGCGCAGGCAGGCTACGGCCTCGCTAACCTGGCCTCGCTTGGGTTGCTCGATCGCGCCACGGGGTTCTCTCAGAACTTCGACGAAACGCAACAGATCCTGGGGGGCATGCAGTCGGCCCCGACCCAGCGTGCAGCGCAGAACGTTAGCAAGTCGTTCAAGGATGACGGCATCCTGGCAGGCTTGGGAACCGCGATCACCAGCCCGGCGTTCCTGCAGCAGCAGGTCGTTCAAACGATCCCGTCGATGATCCCTGTGGGAGCGGCCGCACGCTTTGCCGGCGGTATCGCTGCTGAGGCGGGCGTTGCGCGCGGGCTCGGTCTGGCGGCTGCGCGACAGGAAGCGGCACACGCCGCAGAAAAGGCGGTGCTGTTGACCACCGGTGGCCAGATCGGTGGCCAGACCAACGTCGACGCGATCAACGCCATTCGCCAGGCCGGCGGCAGTGAGAACCAGCAGCAGCTGGGTGGTCTGGGTGCGGGCGTGGCTTCGGGCTTAGCCGGTGCGGTGCTTGGCAAGTTGACCGGCGCAGCGCGGTTAGAAAGCGCCGCTGCCAACGCGTTGCCAGGTGGTGTGCCGGCGGCCGCAGTGAACTACGGCCTGGTACCAACCATAGTGGGCGGTGCCGCACGGGAACTGACTGAGGAATCGGCGCAGTCCGCGACCCAGCAGCTGGCTACGAACGCCGTCACCCCGGGCAAGGATCTGTTTGACGGTGTTGGGCAACAGGCTGCGGTGGGTGGTTTGCTCGGTGGCCTCATGGGCGGCGCGATGGGCGGCGTCATCTCGGCCAGTACCCCACGTTCGAGCGATGCCACCCCTCTGGGGCAACGGCTGCGCGCCATGATGGGCAAGAAGAACAGCGAGTTGGACGAACCGCTGCAGCCGAATGCGATCGGGCCGGCCCCTACAGCCGACGTCGAGGAGATGGCCCCCGAGGAAATCAACCTGGCAGACACGCCGTTGCCTGGTGGTTTGCCCGCAGACGCCCCGCTGCCCCGCCGTACGCTCTACGACATCACCGGTCGATCGCCGACGCAGGGCCTACGGCCGCCTGTTGGTGGCTACGACGTCGAGGAAGTGCCACCCGCCACGCGTACTGGTTTGCTCGGCGTGCTCGATCTGCAGCGCAACAAGGGCGTTCTGGGTGGTGGTGACCTGGCTGGTGGCGAGCTGGATTGGCAGGGTGCTTTCCCTGCCCCGCTCCCACAGGTGCCCCGGGCTGCAGACGCCCCGTCTGAGGTGGACCAGCAGCAAGGTGCGCTCGACTTCAACGCGCCGATCCCGACGTGGAAACAGTTTCTGGCAAAAGACCTGGATGTTAAGCCGGGCGCCCTCACCCGCAACAACAAGGTGTGGGGACAGTTCCTGGACGCCGCTGAGAAGGCCGGGGTCACGCCTGGCAGTACCGACGGTGAGGCGTTCATGCGCCAGATCGCGCCGTCGTTGGTTACCAACCCGGCCACCGCGCCGCTGTTCGCTGCGCGCATGGCCGAAAAGTACGGTCCACAAGTTACGCCAGTTACGCCAGTTGCATCAGTTACGCCAGTTACGCCAGTTGCATCAGTTACGCCAGTTGCGCCAGTTGCGCCAGTTGCACCAGTTACACCAGTTACACCAGTTACGCCAGTTACACCAGTTACGCCAGTTACACCAGTTACGCCAGTTACGCCAGAGGCCCAACGCACTCCGCAGCAAAAGGCTGCGTATGTGACTGCGCTGCGTGAACAGTTGACCGAGGCGCAGGGGCAGGTACAGGCCACCCGCCAGGCCCGCGACCTGGATTCGTCCAGGGAGTGGCGCCTGCAGGAACTGATGACCCAGCGTGAACTGCGGGCGGCCACAGGGCGGCCAACGGCGGGGATGGATAAGCTCATCGCCAAGCAGCGCATCTACATAGATGACATCGCGGCCGGCCGTGCGGCGATCGCGCAGGCGCAAGCCACGCCGGCACCGGTGCAACCGGCTACACCAGGTTCGCCGGCCGTTGGCCAAGTGACACCCGCGACTTTGGCGGGCGTGGATAAACAGATCGCCAGCAACATGCGGTTCGACCCAAGCATCAGCCGTGCGTAAGCGGCGGCTGATGCGTACACCGAGACAATGATGGATGCGCTGGATTCCGATGCGCTTGATCAGACCTTTATCGACATCAAGTCGCACCCGGACTGGGCAAAGCTGAGCAAGCCGCAGCAGGACCAGGTGGTTCAAGACTTCGAAGCCCGCTACGACGCCCTGGAATCGCCGGGCAAATTCGACCGGGCTACCGAGGAGGTGGCCAAGCCGATCCACATCACCGACTTCCACCAGGGTATCGCGGCGGCAAACCGCAACCGTGGGGCCGGTGACGCGCAGGTGATCGGCCTTGAAGACGTGGCGGAATTTGAGAACTTGACCCAACAGGCGGCACCGCCCGATGCCCGGGGCGTGTTCACCGACGGCAAAATCTACTTGATCCGCGAAAACCTCAGCAGCCCTGAGCAGATGGCAATCACCCTGGCGCACGAACGTGGTCACCATGGGTTGGCCGCGCTGCTGGGTGATCGTATGCCGGCCGTGCTCAACAGGTTGTGGACCAACCCGGCGACCCGTACCCGGATCAAGGCCAAGATGGTTGCCTTGCAGGCGGGTGAGGTCGACGTGGAGAACGGCAGCCTGCGTAAGTTGGCCGCTGAGGAAGTGTTGGCCGACATGTTCGCCGCTGGTGAGAAGGTCAACGGCGATATTCTCACCAAGGCCCGCAACGCTATCGAGCAGACGTTTGCCACGCTGCTGGGGGTGGGCAAACTGCGCATGAACAACAATGACGTGGATTCGATCCTGCGTGACGTCTCGGCGGTGCTCAAGGGCACCAGTGCTGGGGTGCTGCGCCAGGGCGAACCAATCGCGCGTGATCTGCCTGGCATGATGGCCGACCCGACGCCCTGGACAACGGGCGATGCTCGATTCAGCAGGGCGATCGCGGACACCGACGAAATCATTCGGGCGGCCACGGCCGAGCAAGACGGTACCCGCCGTAACCTGGCTGACGTCATGGTCGATGTGGGTAAAGCCAGCATGGCCAAGGTGCGGGGGCTGGGCACGGCCACCGTTCGGGACAAGGTCGCCTCGGGACTGCTTAACGCGGTGCCGTTGAACCAGCTGGCCAGCTTGTACGACAAGCTGATGGAAGGCCGGTTGGGGAACTTTGCCCGTCTGAAACGTGCGCAAGAGTCGATGCACAACAAGTTGCTGACGCAGGAAAAGGATCTGCAGCTGGGTGACAAAACCTACAAGGTGTCGCCGCAGTCACTGTCAAAACAATGGGTGAGTTTTGCCCACCGCAACGAGGCCAAGGCCGCCGCGCTGAGTCAGCTGCAGCAGGAAGCGACCATGTACCGCCTCTGGCCGGGCCGTAAGTTCGAGGCGCAGAGCAAGGTCGGGTACGAGGCGGCCAGCTTTACCGAGGATGAACGCCGCGCGGCATCAGAGCGTGTCAACAAGTTGTGGGATGCCATGGGTACCGAAGCCCAGGAGATTTTCAACAAGTCCCAGGCCCTGTACGACCGCGCCTGGAACACCCGGTTCGAGACGCTGCGCAAGGTGCTGGCTGAGAAAAGCAAGCCGGGCGACATGACCATGGATGAGTACGCCAAAACGCCCGCCTTCAAGCAGGCCTTTGGCAACATGATCGACACCGCGCTTGCCAAAATGCGCCAAGGCCCGTACTCGCCACTACAACGGTACGGCGACTACATGCTGACGGTGCGGGATAAGGCGGGTCAAGTCGCGTACTTCCATGGTTTCGACACCATCGAGGAACGGAACCTGGCCGAGCGGGATCTGCGCCAGGGCGAGTTCGCCGGCACGGATTATGTGATCGCTCCCACTAAGCGCATGGAAACCACCTGGAGCCAGATGGGGCTCAACCAGCAGGCGATCGATCAGCTTGAGAACGTCGCGACCACCCTGTTTCCGTCTACTAACTCCGAGTCAGGGGAGACGAAGACGGCGCGGGATCTGCGCCAGGCCCTGGTCGAGGCTTACCTGCAGTCGCTCCCGCAGCATTCATTCATGCAGCACGCGAACCAGCGCAAGAACATCAAGGGTGGTTCGATCGATGCGATGCGCGGGTTCAACGACTACATGGGCAAGTCGAGCCGCAACATCGCCGGCCTGGAATACAACCACCAGATCAGCGAGGCGTTGACCGGCCTCAGCACGTTCGTGACAGAGAAGGCCCAAGGCAAACTCGGCGAAGTGGACGGCGACACGTTGACCAAGATGAACCGGGTGGTCAACGCCGTCAGGGCGCAGCACGAAGCGTCGATCAAGTATGAGCGCTCGCCCGTGGCTGACATGATCAGTAGCGCAGGCTTTCTGATGTTCATGTCCTCACCCAGCCAGCTGTTCGTCAACGCCATGCAGGTACCGATGGTGACCCTGCCGCGCTTGGCCGGTGCCTACGGCAACACGTCGTCGATTCAGGCGCTCAGGGGCGCGTTGGGTGCCTTCGCGAAATCCCGGGGCGACCTGCGTGGCGACAAGTCGGTACTGGCACCAGGCAGCTGGGAACGCCGCGTGCTCGATACGCTGTACGAGCGGGGCATCCTGGACTTTACCCTGGCGCACGACATGAACGGGCTGGCCAATGGCGAGGGGTCGGCCATGTCCGGCCACTGGCGCAAGGTCATGGAAGCGGCCGGGTTCTTTATGCACCGCTCCGAAGTGTTCAACCGTCAGGTCACAGCCTTGGCAGCGGCCCGCCTGGAAGCGCAAAAGAGCGGTGTCAACACCGGGGCAATGACACAGGAGCAGGTCGACAGGCTGGCCGATTCCGTCGAAGACTCGGTGATCAGCACCCAGTTCGACTACAGCCAATCGAACAAGGCCAAGCTGATGCAAGGCCCGTGGCGCAAGGTGATTTTCCAGTTCCAACAGTACCGCGTAAACATGTTGGCCATGATGGCCAAGGACGTCCGCGACAGCTTCACCGGTACCAAGGAGGAGAAGCAGACCGCCCGCCGTGCGTTGTCCTGGATGTTGGGGATGCAGCTGGCCCTCACCGGCGCGGCCGGCACCGTGTTAGCTCCGATCGCCTTCGGCATCGCGGATCTGTTCCGTGACGATGATGACCTGTTGGATAGCCGCAGTGAATTCGTCCGGTCGGTACCGCAGTGGCTGGCCCACGGTGTGTTGTCCGGGGTACTGGATACGACCCGGATTGGCGCCGATGGACTGTTGTCAGCCGGCGGTGCTTATGCGCCCAAGGACGCGACGGCCAAGGAGAAGTTCCAGTATTACCTGCTGGCCAACATCGGCCCGTGGGCCGGCCTGGGTGCCAACGCTGCCACCGGCCTGGAGAAAGCCATGCAGGGCGACCACGTTGGGGCGGTCAAGAACCTGGCCCCGGCCGGCGTACGCGACGTTTACCGCGCTTTGTTCGAGAGCCAGCAGGGGGCGAAGGACACTAGACAGGTTGTCTACTTCGAGCCTAACCTTTGGGACACAATGTCCACCGCGATGGGCCTAAAAAGTGGACGCCGTCGCGATGCCGAGGAGCTGCGTGGGGCTGCGTTCGAAGCGAACTTGCATACCCAGACACTCAAAGGCCGCAAGGTCGGTCGCCTGGCCCTTGGCTTCGCGACCGGTGATCCTGAAATGATCGCCACCGCACAGGATGAGATACGCGAATGGAACAGCCGATACCCAGATATGGCTATTTCCGGCACCGCCGTACGACAAGCCACCTTGAACCGCGTGCGATCGCAGATGAACGCCGACCAGACCGGCGTGGCGTCTTCGCGGCCGCTCGGCCCATCCACTCGGGATGCCATAGGTCTGGATTGATACGGGCCTGCGGGCCGCTGGAGGACTGCGATGGAGGCGTTTGTGGCTGAGTTAACTGCGTGGCTTCGCCTAGGTGTCCTCGCTGCGTTCGGCGGGGCGGCCAGTTACATCTATCTGATGATTACCAAGAACCGCCCGTTTCGGTGGATCACCTTCTTGGCCAACCTGTTCATCGCCTTCTTTGTGGGCAAGGCCATGGGCGGATTCGTACCCGAGGACACCAAGAACTTTTCCGGCGTGGTGATGCTTATGGGGTTCTGCGCGTACCCGGTACTAGGGATAGTCGAGGAGAAAATTGTCTCCTATATCAACAAGCGGATCGCTGCCGCTGGGGAGAACGCACCATGATTTTTGTCGCTGCAGCAACGGTGCTTTGCCACCTGTGGGTGATCATCAAAGGGATCCTATTCTTTCGGCATCGAGGTCGCGGACGTGAACGGGACAAGTCCATCGTGGCCACCCTGTCGTTCCTGAGTTTCATGTACATCGTGATGCTGGTTATGGGCTGGTTCGAGGTGCCGTGGCGCACGGTGTCGCAGACCATAGGCCTGACCATGATGATTGGTTTCACCTTCGCTAACTCGTTCTTTTACCTGGGGTTAATCACCACCCTGACGGAGAACAAAGAATGGGACTACTTGAGAAAGCAGCAATCGCGGCCATCGTCGCCGCTCTGATATTCGGCGCCGGCTGGAAGTCCCGGGGCGTCCTGGCTGACAACGAGATGTACGCCTACAAAGAGGCGCAGCAGCAGGGCAACGATAAGCAGCAGGATCAAGTGGACGCCGTGGTAAAGGCCGACACCAAGAACACCGAGGCGTCCACCGATCGGGTAGACACGCAGGAGCAGACCCGCCAGGTCGAGGTGAAATATGTTGACCGGGAAGTTATTAAATATCGCGATCGTCCTGTTGCTGGTAAGTGTGTTCTGCCTGCTGAATGGCTGCAGCTCTACAACCGCGCCGGCCGCACGCCCTCGAAGCTGCCCACCCCCGGCCCAACCTGACCCCCGCCTGATGGAAGCCCCCATACCTTTCGAGGAAGCGCCGGAAACGGCTACCTCTGATTCCGACATCCTCCCCATCGTGGTTGGTAACAACCAGGCCTGCCTGCAGAACTTCGAACGGTACGGGGAGCTTCAACAGTGGATCAGGGGGCGGCAACCATGAACAAAATCGAACAGATCATCGACACCACCATTGGCAAAGAAGGGGGGTATGCAAACCACCCGGATGACAAGGGTGGCGAGACGATGTGGGGGATCACCAAGGTCGTAGCCAGGCGCAACGGTTACTACGGTGAGATGCGCAGCATGCCCCGGCCGACGGCCGTCGACATCTACACGCGTGAGTTTTTCACCGGTCCTCAGTTCGACAAGGTGCTGCAGCGCTCTATCCCGCTTGCGGAGGAGCTGTTTGATACCGGCGTGCTCTCAGGGCCAGGCACAGCCAGCCGCTTCCTACAGGTGGCACTCAACGGGTTCAACAACCAGGGCAAGTTGTACGGCGATATCGCCACAGACGGTGCAATCGGCAAGGGCACACTGGCAGCCCTGGACGCGTATCTGGACAAGCGTGGTGCCTCGGCCGTGGTGGTCATGATGCGTGCACTCAACTCCCAACAGGGGGCCTATTTCCTGGACATCAGCCAGACGCGTGAGGCCAACGAGTCGTTCACCTTTGGCTGGTTCCTCAATCGAGTGGTGATTTAGATGGTCGACTCCGTACACCGCGCCGGTTGGTTGAATGGCATTAACAACCGGACGAATGCCAAGGGCCTGGCGCAGGGCGAAGTCCGCGACTCGGTCAACCTGGACGCGCTACCCGGGGGTCAGTTCGGCCTTCGATCGGGGTTTGTCCAGGTGGCCGGCGGTGCGGATGTACGGGGCGCGCTGGCCGTGGGTACCACGGTGCTACTCGCTGACGGTACCAACCTGCGGGCGTACGACGCGCTAACGAACAGTGAGTACACACTGTCTACCAACATTGCGCCGGCCGGCCGCTTCGCCGGTGCGGTGTGGAACGAGGAGCTGTTTTTCTGCACCGAAAATGCCAGCTTCCGTTACAAGGAGGGGGTTCTGCGTGACTGGGGAGTAACCACTGTCTCCAGTCAACCGGTGCCCTCGGTGGTGGGTGGTGGGTTGTCACTCGGGGACTACCAGGCGGCGGTTACCTTCGTCGACGCGTACGGCGATGAGGGGGGCACCGTCAACCCGATCGTGGTCACCGTACCGGATGGCTCGGGGCTGGTGTTCCACATGCCAACCCCGCCGGCTGGGGGTTCGGTCCGTCTTTACGTGGGTTCGGTACAAGGAGGCACGTTGTACCGCCAGTACCAGGGGGCCGGCGGCGGTGACGTCTATGTCAGTGCGATCGCGGATCAGTCGGCCCGTTTGACGACCCTCAATCGGCGCGCGCCGGCACCGGGTGATTTCATCTGTGAACACAACGGTGTCCTCGCCACGGCAGACGACAAGGTGTTGTGGCTCAGCGACCCGTTCCGTCCTCACCTGCGCAGCATGGGCAAGCGCTTTTTCAGCTTCGCGGCCCCCATCGGCGGGGTAGTTTCGGCCCATGGCGGCCTGTTCATCCTGGCGGACAAGACCTACTATCTCAGCAAGGTGGAGACACAGGAGCCAGATTTGTCCACCGTGCTCCCTTATTCTGGTGTACACGGAACAATGATGGTGACACCGGATAACAAAGCGGTGTGGATGACCAAGTACGGCCTCGCCAGAAGCACTGGCCCTGGCCAGGCTGAGCTACTGAGTGCTCTGCGGTTTCTCCCGCAGCAGGCAACCCGGGGTCAGTCAGGCCTGATCGAGCACAACGGCAACCAGCTGCTGGTAACCACCATGCACCGGGCCGAGGACAACAACCCCCTGCGGGCCAGTGACTACTACGAAGCGGAGATAGTGACCCCATGAATACCAGAGTGATGCAAGAAAACCTCGCCAAGCTGGGGTTTATCTATACCGGTGAGGTCGTCGACCGTTTCGGCAACGTGTTGCAGCGTGGTGAAGACCACAACCTGCTGCCGGTGGAATCCCTCAGTTACCTGGCCAACTTGATTCTGGGGGTCGGCAACGTCCAGGCGCCCTGGTACGTCGGCGTGTTCGCCGGCAACTACACACCGACCTCAGCCACCAAGGCCACGGACCTACCCGGGTCGGTCGTTGAGTCGGTGTTGTACAGCCAGGTATCCCGGCCGCAGTGGGCCGGCGTGCACAACGGCACCGGCCTGATCACCAACGCGGCCGATCGCGCCGAGTTCACCTTTACCGCAGACGCCACCTTGTACGGCGGCTTCCTGGTGTCGGACAACAACAAGGGCAGTGGTAGCGGGATCCTGTTGTCGATCGCGCGCTTCGCCACACCGTACGCCGTACCAAGCGGTTCTACTTTCAAGCTGGGCGTGGCGATCTCGCTGGTGTCCTAAACCCACTGCCACAGGGGCGCCGGTATGACGAACAAGCTGGTAAAGCAGGCTACCGGTACCCCGGCGTGGGATGCCGGCGCTGTCAGCGTGGCCGCGCTCGGCGGTGACGTGCAGGCGTCTTTCATCCTGGTGGGTGGGAGCAGCGGGGTCGCCGTGGGCCTGGCTTCGGTTGGCGCGGCCCTATCCCTAGGTGGTATCAGCCATGGGGTAAGGGCGCTCGCTGGCCAGCCCATCGAGGTCATCGAGGACGGAGCAGTAGTTGCGACCTCCACCGTTTCGTTCACGCCAGACGTCACTGTCCAGCTACGTCGCGTGGGGGCCATGGTCACTTACACCATCGGCAGTTGGACCTATACCAGCCTGGCGCCGTCGGTGGGCATCGTCGAGCTGATGGCCGTCCTGTTCGCTGCGGGTGACGCGGTCGACACGCCGGTGCTGGTCCTCTATGAGGAAGTGGTAGATGGCGGCAAGCAGATCAACGAGGTGATGGTTTTCTCGGACAGCCTGTTGTACGACGCGTTCGTGTACGGCTGGCTCTCGGACGGGGTACAGCTCACCACTACCATGGCCGGCGACATCGAGCTGATCGGCACGCTCGCTGACTGGCTGGTGTTCGTAAACGAATACGCCCCGCAGGCCACCTACGAGGCGATGTTGGCCAACCTGCTACGCATCCGCGACAGCGCGTCGGTAACGAATCAGGAGCTGCTGCAGTACGCCACGAACCTGATCACCGGTGCCGTCGGCCGATACGCCGGCTTCGACTTCGAGGGGTTCACCCGCGTGGGTATGAGCACCTACGGCTGGAAGCGCGACGGCCTGTATCGGATTGAGGACGGCGACGACAACGGCGACCCTATCAGTGCGATCGTTGAGTTCGCATCGGAGGCCTTCGCCAATCAGATGAAAACCCGCATCGTTGCCTTGTTCTTCGGCCTCTCCACCGATGGCCAGGTGTTCGTGCGCCTGATTGACGACAACGCTCGGGAGGTGCTGTACCGCGCCAAGCGACAACAGGCCGAGTACCGCAGCAACCCGTATCAGGGCAACCAGGCCAAGCGCTGGGGGCTGCGCCTGGAAATCGTCGACGCGACCTCGGTCGTGCTCGATTCCGTCGAGTGGGTCGTGGGTTCGACCAACCGCCGCACAACAACTTGAGGAGGCGCACCCATGGCCACGTCTGAATATTCCGCCACGACCAGTCAGCTGTTCTCGAACGCGAGCACGGCCATAAGCTATGCCTCGGGTTCGGCCGGCCGGATCGGAGCGAACAACAAACCGACCTTGCTTAACCCGTCCCTGGATTACAGCGTCGGCGCCAAAAACTTCGGCCAGGCCCCGAAGTTCAGCGACATTTTCGACGGTGCCGATAACACTGACGCGCACGTCGCGGGGTTGAACGACAAGGTGGATGCGTGGCTGGCCAAGTATTTCCCATCGATCAACGCCGGGTTCAAGAACGTGCCCGACGATTACCTGGTGGGTGTGATCAGCGGGGTCAAACCGTTCGGCATCTATGAGAGCGTATTCGACCTGGTCTGGCAACAAGCCCGCGATCGGGTCTATCGCACCGTCAACTCAGAACAGCGCACCCTTGAGGATTCGTTCTCAGCCCGGGGGTTTACCCTGCCGCCAGGTGCGCTGGTCGACTTGCTCGCTGAGGCGGAACGCAAGGGCACTGGCGACATCCTCAACGTGGTGCGGGAACAGGCCATCAAGAACGCGGACATCAAGGCCGACATCCTCAAACACGCCGTGGGTATCGCGGCGCAGCTCAAGATGGGGATCCTCAACACCAGCGCCGAGTTCTTCAAGGCCTATTACAACGTGTACAACCTGGGCAACGAGACGGCGCGGATCCGCGCGCAGGCGTATCAGTCCTACTACAACGCGTTGGGTGATTACTACAACGTCGAGGTCAACTGGGAAAGCCTGCGCCTGCGGGCCGCAACAGAGAAGGCGAACGTGGGGCTGGGCACCGACCGGAACAAGGTCGGTCTGTATGGCGGCGGTGACGGCGTGGCCCAAGCGCATGCCCAGGCAGCCCGTGGTTTCGCTGACGTGGCTGCGATGGCCAACAACGCCGCCGGCTCGTTGACTGCGCAGATCGAGACGATCTGATGAAAAAACCGGTCACCGTCAAGTTGCTGGCCAAGTCCGGTATGGGGGTGACCGGCTTCGCCAAGCGCTTGGGCAATCGCTGCAGCACGTCGGAGGCCCCGTCCGGGTACCAGATACACGACGGCTACATCCTCAAGGCACAGCGCAACATCAAGGGATACACCGTCCTGGTGATGGATACCCCGCTGTTCCTGATGCTCAGTGGGGACACCCGAACCAACACCGTTACGCCCAACCCCTCGGTCGCCGTCGGTGCCCGGGACGCCTTCTTGCCCTCGACCGAGCCTGCGGTTGTGCCTCCGACCACAACCTATACGGGGGTGGGTAAGGAGAGCAATTTCTACGTGCCGCCGGCACAGCCCAAGGATCCGGTGTCTGGTGTTTCTGACCTGCGGCTATGGGCGCCGGTGCAGTGGCGTGGCCCGGTGTTCTGCCTCGGTACCAAGCGACTGCCGTTCTTGGCTACCTCGGGTTTCAACGCGAAGTATGACAACCCGGACGCCTTCCCTTTCAGTCAGACCGTCACCCTCACTGGCAAGATGGCCAGCTTCATGGCTTGCGCCCTACCGACGGGTACCGTCAACCAGTTGCGGAACACCTACCTGGGGCTGGCTCACTTCAATGTCAGCGAGGACGATCTGCCAGGCGACTGGACGCATCACCCGCGCCGTATGGTGGCCGGCCCCATTTACACGTCCGTGGCCGATCCGTGGCGTCTCACTCGGGATGCTGCAGCGATGTGGCAGTTCGGCGTGGCCTGGTCACCTGCAGGCGAGATGGAACCGGGGGCTGACCACTTCTGCCTGGTCAGTGAAATCTACAACCAGGTGCGCACGACGTGGACGCGGCACGACGGCGAAAGCTACAACCCGCCGTACTATGACCGTGAAGGGATGCACGCACTGGGTGTGTTCTTCGGTCGCCTGGCCCGCGACCAGTACAACCCCGACGACGCCCAGCCGATCTATGCCGAGCTGGTCGACCAGTTCATGGTCACCGCGCAGGATCTGCCGGTACCGGATCTGCGACCTTACCCACCCATGTTGGGCGGGGACTGGGATGGCGGCCCGCTGCGGCCGAACTTCGGCTACTTCGTAGACCCGTTGGTACTGCGCACGACCGAGGGGTTCACCGCGTTCTGCAAGTACGAGCAGCAGCGCACGAACCAACCCGGGTTCAAAGTCCGCGCCATGCTGGTGGTCACACCCGATCGGACAACGCACACACTCAAGGCGGACGCCACGGGGATGGCTGCGGACTGGCCCAGCGGCGATGCCCATTACCTGACCTTGCCCGACTACGACCCGATGCAGCCCGTACGCTGCAACCCGTGGTTGGTGGGTGGGTTCACCGTCGACGGCGTCAACCCAGACGGCGACATCACGCACACCGCCTTCGCCCTGGTGTATGAGCATGACGACAGCGTGGCTGCAGAACAGCTGACGGAGTTCCCGTTGCCGTGGGTCAACATCGGGCAAAGCAAATGGGCACTCTACACCGTGGAGTCTGGGGCACCGACGCGCACCGTCCTCACCGAGGCCACGCCCAGCGCTTCCCCGGTGGCCACACTACTGACCAAGAACCTCGGTTACCCCATGATCCAGGTTAACGGCAGCATCTCGTTCTGGGGAGCCATGGGGTTCGACCTGGCCAAGCAGCAGCGACTGTGCAACTTCGCCAATGCCGGCAACGGGTTGGCCGTGACGGCCTCGATCGACAAGCCGTTTCCCATGACCCTCACCGGTGGTACCACCGAGGATGGATCGGCGTTGCCGGCGCACGATGTCAAATGTGCGGTGGTCAACCTGTTGGACGGAACGATCGAGCAACGCGGGACGATCTTTGTCCGCGACCGGATCTACACATGGTGCTTCATTACCGTGGCGCAGCCCTACGACCCGGGCGACCCGGACCAGGGCATCCCTGAGACACCCCCGACGTTGGTCGCTAGCACCCATGAGACGACGAACATCCCCGGCCCATCGGGGAAGACCTGGCTGTCTCGGGACGGTGGATGGACCTGGTCGGAATACGTCACCGACGTGGGGGCTCAAATGGGGGCACACCTGGTCGGCAACAGGCTATTCGAGTACGACCCCCTGAAACCATTCCTTTGAGGTGATTTGATGAGCAGCCATTTAGTCATGATTGCCCGGACGGGCGGCGGATTGCAGAGCTACGGGCTGATCGCCATGGAACCGACGACGCAGGCAGTCTTGTGGGCTGAGCCCTGGAACCGGAACTTGCGCTATGACGTCAACGAAGCGATTGAGGACGCCATGGCCGCCCGCTACGGTACGGACAACACCCGGCTGTACAGTATCAACCAGTTGCTGGGGGCTACCCCGGACCATAAGGCGGTGCTCCTCATCGGCGCCATGGGGACGGTGTGGACAGGCACCCCAACCACCGTGTCCTTGACGCTCAAGCTGGTGACGATCGACCCGCCAGTGGGCGAAGTGTGGGGCGCGGTCACTGAAATATCCACGCTGACCCGCATCGAAGACCCGATCAACACAACCACCGGCGCGTTCATAGCCTTGCTCGGCACGGAAGGTACCACGGCCTACGTCTTGGCCCCGGACCCGGACCCAACGAAAGGTAGCGTGGTCTACAAGTTCAGCCTCGACGGCACCATAGAAATGGCGGTGTGCCCCACCACCGTGGTGAACCCGTCGGGTACTCAAGGCGAGGGGGAAATTGCGGGCATGTTGGTTAGTGTCGGCGGTGTCCACGGCCTCGCGTTCGGCAGGTTCTTGGCGACTGGTTAAGGAGGCACTATGCACGGTTTCTACTGGACGAAGGTTGGCGCGGAATGGGTGCAGCTGGCTGCCGATACATCACAACCCTTTAATGGATACGTCTATACGCCCCCACCAATAAGCGTGGCGGTCAACTTGGCGGCCTTGGCCGGCGTATCGCCGAGTTACTACTACGGCTACACGATCATCTCCAACCTGTTCCCCCAGTACAAAGAGGGCTCGGCGGCCTACTGGCTCGATGTGTGGGAGCATGATTTGTACGACACGAACACCGGGGTAGCGGTTAGTCTCACCACGATCCTGACGGATACGCTGGCCAGCCTCCCCACCTATACCGGGGGGACCGCCCAGGAAATCACGGACGCGGTGTTCCACCCCCTTGTGGTGGTTCCACCACCGGCGTTCTGGCGGGATCTGGTCGACTGCACCGAGACGCCATAGTCGGGATTCACCCACGGCCGCGCTAAGGTGGCCGTGGGGGTGACGATCTAAGGCGTGGGCTGGGCGTTGGCTACAGCCGCCGTCTGCGTGTCCTCAGCGCTGTACAGTTCGCCGAGGCTGAGCATGTCCGGGTGTCGGTTGTTCAATACCCACACGTACTCTGGCGGCGTCTTGATGTTGGTCCCCTTGCCCATCGACTCCCGCTTGTTGTGCTGAATCAGAATCCCGCGCCGCTGCAGCTCACGCTGCACAGTGCCGGCGTCGAACTTCTGCGCACCACAGAACCGGCGGAACTGCACGCGGTGTATCAGCATGCGACCGGTGTGCATCTCGACCCGCGTCAACAGCCTGTCAGATGCCGGCTCACGTAGCACCTGGCACATCCCGCCCGTGCGCGACTCACCCGAAATGACCAGCAAACTGCGCAGGTTCTGCGACACAAACTGCGCGATCAGATCCACTGGGCCGCTGGTGTAGTCGGTGATGTTGCTGCGCATGTTGTCCATGCACTGCAGGGCGAAATCCAATTGCCGCTGGATGTTGACGTTGGTCAGCCGGCACTGATTCGACAGCTCGAACCCAGTCAGAACGCAGGCCACGGCGGCCGACCAGAACCGGTTTTCCGATTTGAGGTTGGCCATCTTGTCGACCTGGTTAACCCAGAACGCAACGCGTTCCTTTGCCCAGTCCAGGTTGTTCATCAGGAACCGAATGTAGATTTCCCCGGCCATGCCGTAGTGATCCAACAGCACGCCGCCGGTACCCCACACGCCGTCGGCTTCGGCCTTGGTCAACGTGTATTGCTCCACATGGAATTCGAACACGCGATAGGACTCGGCCGATGCGTCGGCCTTCACCCGTGCCAGGCGTTCGACCAAGCTGGCGTTACCCGACACCAACAGCATCAGCTGCCAGTTGCCGTGGTTCTCGGCAGCTTCCCCGGTACGCTCCAACCTGTTGCGGCCTTGGCCCTTGCTGATCCGGTAGGCCAGCTCGGATACCTGGTCGTCTGGCAGGTTGGTGTGTTCGTCGTACGTCGCCGGCAAGTGGTGCAGCACCCCGAGCTTGGCGATGAACGAGTTCATGGTGTCGTTCTGAGCGTCAGCCCAACCCATCTTAGGGTGGCCGTAAATCGAGTTGGCAGACAGCGCGGCTGAGGACTTACCCCCGCCGGACTTACCCACCAGTGACACCAACACCCCCTCATAACTCGTTAGGACAAACAGGGGCGAGCCGAACCCGACGCCGAACCCGAACTGCAGACCTTCCAGCCCGTCGCGTTCGTAGATCGCCATGGCCTGGCACCAGGTGGCCAGGTCGCCCTTGGCTTCCTTGTACTTGAGGTGACGCGTGATGTTGCGGCTCGGGTTGATCACCTCGACGCCGCCGGCTGTGATGATCCGATCAGGCAGCACGAACTGATCCATCTTGTCGTTCCACCCGAGCTGGGCATATTGACGATGGGCCTTCACGGCTTTCTGCAGATCCATGAGGTAGCCAAGCATATAGCTCACCATGTAATCGATGTTGTTCATGTCGACGAACACGCCCATGTTCCCCAGCATCGAGGACCATTTGCGTTTGTCGTACAGGGCGCCGCCGGGGATCTCGAATTCCTGCCAGCCGTCTTGCGGCAGGTAGCTACGGATCACCGCCGAATACGTGCGGGTGCGTTCATCGAATATCAGCATCGACGGATAGATGTCGTTGCCGTAGATGAGTTCGTCCCACGTCGCGCCGTCCTTGTCGGTCTTGGTTGCGTAGACGCTGTGGGTTCCCGTCGCGGCGTTGAGCATGCGCTTGAACCCGTTGGGCGGCGGCACAAGCTGTTGGGTTACGACGGCGCCCGTTGGGCTCACCAGCTGCATCACCGGCGGCGGCGCGGCTTCGACTTCGCGAACGATCTGCAGCGGGGTTTTGATCTTGCCCTTGTACGGGCAACCGTCACACCCACCAGGGCGTTTGCTCTCGAAGGTCGTGCACAGAGTCGCGCCGGTGTTGTTGTCTTCGTGCTGTTGGATCTTGCGCAGCATCACCGAGGAGTCGTACTGCGGGTGGCTGCGCGACATGAAGTGACAGGCCTTGATTCCGTCCTGTGCGTGGCGCAAGCAGCCCAGCATCGCGTACCAACTATCCTCGGGAACGTAGGCCTGGTTCGCCGCCTGCCATGCCAGCTGTTTGCACATCGGGACGATCTTGCGGGCGTCCGCTTTCAGGTAGCTGACGCCATTCAGCGCAGCCTGGTTCAACCCGCTGACGTCGGCTTCGACGTTCGGGCGCATGCCTGGCAGCAGCGGGGAATTACCAGTGAGGAGGATTTGCGAATGGTGTTGCTGGATGGGCTGGATGTCCAGCGATTCGGCACGGTGTGCCAACGCGTTGAGGAACGCGTCTGTGGGGATGACCCCGCCCTGCAGGAGCAAGCTGACTTCACGCTGTACCGTGGGCTTGTAGTTCCAGGTACCGAGGGGACGCAGCACCGAGGCGCGGTCCGCTGTGCGGGTCGGGTCAGCGCGTAGCCCCCAACTGATCGTCAGCTGCTTGAGGATGTTCGCGTAGTGCTGCCACTTCTCCGGGTCGATCGCCTCGGTCAGTGGCCAGTAAACGTGTAACCCACCGCCGCTGGAAACGACCGTGGGTTTGGGGAACTGCATCGCCGTGTTGAACCTGCGCAAGGCTTCGCAGGCTTCGTTGAGCGTGGCGTATGCCTGGGGTGACGGCTTGACATCGATGTCGATCCAAAACGCTTTGATCAGATCGGTGTTGTCGTAGCCGCGCTTGTGTTTGCCCCGTACTTTGACACCCATTTTCTCCCGCTCGGGGGCCTTGATCTGGGTGTAATCCTGTTTGACGGTAGCCAGGGCGAAATAGGTCTGAGCTGGTTCGCGTTGGTCGTAGGCTAATCGCAGGGCGTGTTCGGCCGCTGCCTCAATTGTCGGGTGACAGAAGTGTCTGAAACTGGTCTTAGGTACGCCCGATTCTCGATCCACCCAATGCGTTGGTATCAGCACCAGGTACAGCCCACTCGATGGCCAGATCAGTCTGAGAAATTCGACTGTTGTCACGGCGCCTCCATACTTATTATTCGGCGGGCAGGTTAGGCCCGTGGATCCATTGCCGTGTGAAGCGCGCGCAGCTTATCCGAAGGGCTCAGGTTGATGATATTTGCGTACGTGTCCTGCGTAGCATCGAGGGCATTTAGGCGGTTGATCTTGTTGATCGCTTGGGCAGCCTGGTAGCGGTACACCGAATGTGATGGTGTGTTCCCAGTGGCCAGCACGTCACGTGCGGCCGCAAGCCAGCGACAAATTGTCTTCTTGGATATACCCAGCAGCACGCCGGTATTCGTGGCCGACAAAGCAACCGCGTCGTTAAACGCGGCCAGCAGGCGCAGGAATTCCAGCAGTTCTTTTTCGTTAAGCATTTGCCCCACTCCAGTCAGCGCGGGGCCGAAGCCCCGCCAAGTCCCTTGCTTACTCAGTCATCCCAGCCGGCGAATGCCAGCGCCGGATCGGCCAAGTGAGGTTGGTTCGGTGCGCCAGTGGGTTGTGCGTCTGGCTGTGGGCCATTCGTCCAACCATCACCGCCGGCCGGCTGCTGTACAACAGGTTGCTGTTGAGCAACAGGTTGCTGGGTTTGCTGCGGCTGTTGCTGAGGCTGCGGCTGTTGGCCACCTTGAGCACGCTGCTTGTCAGCTTCGTCCAGGCGTTCGTCCTCCTGGATTTCCTCCTTGGTCCGGCGCTGCTTACCTGCCGAGGGCCGACCACGTTCGCGGCCACCTTCTGGTGCCAACGGGGCTTGCTGCTGCGGCGGCTGCTGGTTGTGCGCAGTGCCCTCCTCACCTGGCCACCCACCGGCGCCGACGTTGGCTGCTGGCTGATGGTTCTGCTGCGGCTGGTTGTTCACAACAGGTTGGGCTTGCTCACCCCAGCCCGCATTGGCAACAGGTTGCTGTGGGTCTTCACCCCAGCCCGCGCCGGCCGCTGGTTGTGGCCGCTGCTGGTTGGCTGGGTTGGTGGTAGCGCCGGCCCCGCTCCAGGTTTCGTGCGAAGCCGATTGCGGCATGCGCTCAACCGGTTGCGGCTGTTGCTGCGGCTGGTTAACAGGGCGCACTTGCTCACCCCAGCCCGCGTCGGCCGGCAGGTATTCTTGCTGCGGCTGTTGCTGCTGATGGTTCTGCTGCGGCTGGTTGTTCACAACAGGTTGGGCTTGCTCACCCCACCCAGCGTCGGACGGTGCCGGCCGTTGCTGCGGCTGCTGCTGGTGGGTCTGCTGCGGCTGCTGGTAGTTCTGCTGGGGCTGTTGCTGATGGTTCTGCGGCTGCTGCGGCTGTTGGTTGTACTGCGACTGCGGCGCTTGCAGCACGCCTTGAGCTTCGGCCAGGCCACACACGCGCTTGGCTTCTTCGTCATCGTAACGACCGTTCACCGCTTCGTATTCGTCCATGTCCAGCCAGCGTCTGGCTTTAAACAACAGCTTGGGGAAACTGACGGTGGTGTCAAACGACAGGGTCGCGACGATCATGTTGTACGCGGCCGGTGGGGTGTTCGCACCCAGCCCGCTGATGAACCCACGGAAGTCCTTGAGCGAAGCCGGCGGCACAGCCACCTGGTACAGGTCGCCCTTGTACGCGAAGCTACCACCCTGACCCGGGGCCATGATCGCCATACGCTTGGTGTCTTGGCAGGCTTTGCCCTTGGCGCCCGTGGTTGGGTTCACGTAGGAACCCCACTGATTTTTCGGGCACTCGGCGCAGTTGACGTGCTGCTTGGCTGGTGAGTCAACGCGGGGTGCCACGCCGTCATCGCTTGAGCAATCCGGCTGGGTGGTGTCGTCGTTCGGGTTCCAGTCCTTGAGGTAGAACGTCTTGTTGATACCGTCGTTGATGCGGACGATGGCAACGTCCAGGTCGAAGGCCTGGATCGGCTGGATACTGCCGCCGATTACGCGGGAAAAGCGGCACTGTTTCAGGCTGATGCGGTTGACACCACCGACACCAGTGCCGACAACGGCACCGGCGTTCATCAGGCGAGCGCGGTCGGTTTGATTCTGGACATAGGCCGGGGCTTGACCCTGGCCAAAGGGAATTAGATTGCTCATCACGGCTTATCCTTGGATTGGTTTATTTGCGACGAATGCGAACTTCGCGAACGTAGTCAATTTTCACGCCGGGGATGTGTTCCCCGGGGTGGGCCTCCATCCACGCCTTCACGTTGGTAGAACTGATCCGAGTCTGTAACAGGTCCACATCACCGTGTGTACGGATGTGCTCCGTTAAAGCCCCTTTGTCTCCTATTGCACACCTGAAAGCAGTTTGTGTGTACGCGGTGCCAAGGTTTGTACTCACGGAGTCCATATTGTGTGCATTCAGGAACCCGAGCAAGCCCCCTTCGCACCGGGCTAACTCCGCTTGTGGCACTTCCAGCTCTTTCGCATGGCGCGCTTTGATCTTCTCGATCTCATCGCGCACTGTGATCGTCCGAGCCATGAGTTCATCCACCTGGGCGTTTGCTGCCGGGGCTGCGGGTTGCGGCCCCTGCGAATTCAGGAACTGAATGAATTTGTTCACCTTGGTGTACGCCAAGGCCTGGTCAACATAAGGACCGAACCGGGACAGCAGGTCGGGTGTGTAGAAGTACCACTGTCCATCGGAATCCATATGGACGGGGTCGGCTTTGTAGTACATGGCGGCGACTCGCTCTGTTGCTGTGTGTATAGTTCCTATACTAGATGACACGATCTACCCCGTCAACTATTGCAACCCAAGTTCCCCGAGGAACAGATTTAACACCGACCCTTGCACGTCCTTCTTGCTGCGCAAGGCCCTGTAAATGTTCTCTTCCAGCTTGGTCGCCGCGATCGTAGCCACAGTCATATTGCGGGTTTGACCCGGCCGGTTCATGCGGTTGTTCGCTTGCTCGAAAACTTCCAGGCTGCTGATAGGTGCGTACCAAACGGTGGTGTCCGCTTCGGTCAAGGTCAGGCCGTGGGCTGTGGTGCCTGGGTGCGCGACGATGATCCGAGGTTCGACCTGTTGCTGGAAGTCGGAGAATATCTTTTTGCGCTGCGTGTCCGATGTCCTCCCGTCCACTTTTGCCACTGTCCACCTTTTTGCCAGATGTGCGGCCACAGCGTCGAGCGCCTGGGTGAAGGGCACGAAAACGATCACCTTGTGTGCACTCTGTTCCACAACCTGTTCGCACAACTGCAGTCTCTCCTTGGTGTCGACGCGGTGGCTGGCCCCGAACTCGTCGTACAGGGAACCCACGCATATCTGTAGCAACTTGGTCATCTTGACCGCCGCGTTCGCGGCTGTGATCGTCACGCCCCGGATCTCGGTGGCCATGGTGGTGATCATTGAGCGGTACGCGGCCTGTTGTTCCGGTGTCAGACCACAGGTCAGCGAAACGAAACTCACCGGCGGCAGGTCAATGCAGTCCTCTTTCTTGAAGCGGATCCCCGGTTGCATGATCGCGTACGCCTGAGTGTACGCGTCCGGTTTGGGTACCCACTTGTACTGGGTCAATTGCAGCATAGTCTGATCACGGAAGGCCGTGAAGTACGCCGGTCTTACCCGGTTTCCATGCATCAGCTTAGCCAATCCCCACGCATCCGTCGGAGCTTCTGGGCACGGCGTGCCGGTCATCAGCCACATCCAGTCGGTGCCGCGTACCAGGCTGGCCAGCAGCGCATGCCGCTTGGACGCCGGGTTACGGAACGCGCCGGCTTCGTCGATGATCCACAGGTTGATGTCTGTCCTACCCCGCAATTCCTTCTCGACCACCTTGAGCCCGTCGTGATTGATGATGTAGATGTCGGCCGGGTCGTTGAGAATTTTCTGCCTGCGCTTGCGATCGCCGTACACCACGTTGACCTTGAGCCGCGACAGGAAGTGGTTGCGAATCTCATCCTCCCACACGCTAAACAGCGTGGACTTAGGACACACGACGATCGCGCGCTGGATGATCCCCAGCGATTTCATGTAGTCGAACGACCACAACGCGCTGAGGGTTTTGCCCGTGCCCATGTCGTTGAGGCAGATGCTGCGGTTGTAGAGGGTGAAGAATTCGGAGGTGGTGACCTGGTGGTCGAAGGGCTTGAACGGTGGCTTGATGGGGAAGTCGTAGAAATACCTGATGGGTGACGGCGCCGCGATGCCGAGGTTGCGCAGTACCCTGGCCTCATCGAGGCCGAACCGAACTTGGGTCAGCATTCCCTGCTCGGGGTCGTTAACCAGCCGTGACTTGGGAATGTTGAGCAAGACCCGGTCGGGCTCGCGCAACTTGAGCACCAGGCTCTGGCTTTCCTTGTGTACTAGCATGGCTCACCGTCGTTTGCTTGGGCCGGCGCGGGGCCGCGCTGCCCTTTTCAAAAGGTATGAACACCTCGGCATAGCCGTGGCATCGAGCAACGTGCCCAACGCAGGTGTTCTTGGTTCTCTCGGTATCACCGAACAACGCGTTGATGCGCCATCCCGGTTTCTTCAACCACTTTTCCAGCAAGCCAAGGTTGTCGCGGTTGATCACCAGGCTGCTGCCATTGCAGGCCATGACCCGGTTCAACCACAGCCGTTGCAGCACGGATACCCGCTTGATGTTGCCGGCCTTGTACTCGACCCCGCCGAAGTGCCCATCACTGCGACACACGACGTCATCGGCACGGCCGTTCTGGCCCATGCCGTTCATAACGGTACGGTCATACATTGCGCCGTGCAGCTTGATCAGCTGCTTGGCCTTGTCCTTAACCTTGCCCTCGGGTGTGGCCATCAGGCGATCCCTACTGTAGGGACACTGCTGCGCTTCCACTGCGACAGCTCGGCATGCGCGAACGCTGCCAGCACGCTGTCGAACGGGGGCGACGTATAGAACCCCCGGTTGGCTTGCCACACAAAACGATCCTGCTCTAAGTCGTACGCGGCGTAAAGGAAGTGCGTCCAGTCCCACACTGCATCCCGTGCCAACGTGACGTGCTCGCCATAGTCCGGGGTCGGCACAACGCGTGGTGCGAACCCGGCTGCCTTGAGTGTAGCCACGGCCTCACGGCCTGCCTGCTGCAGCGCCAGGCTAAAACCTTGTCGGTTCATCGGCCGTCCTCCCAGCAGCTGGGGTCGGACGCCTGTGTTTCTGGGTTGCCTGGGTGGGTGCACCAGGGGCAATCGTTGTTGGCCAGGCCATAGGCGTCGTCGGCTGGCGACCGGGCGCAGGTGCACCCCTCACGGAGCAACCCCCGGTCGACAAATTCCCGCCGATCGTCCGAGGCCTCCCGCGTCAACCGCCTGCGGCTGCCGCGTCCCCAGTCATCGAGACTGGCGTACACCACAGCATGTTGCACTTCACCGAAACCAATGTGGTGGTAGGCCGGTTCATGCCCACCAGGCACGTACACCAACACTGACCAGCTCAGCGGCCGGCCATCCTCACGGACGGCGTCGATCACTTCCATATCGTCGTCATGCCACCGGTACCACCGGCGACCCGGGTCGTATTCGTAAAACCCTACGTCCCGCAGAAACTCCGCGTCTACCGCGTCTACCGCCGTGGCGGTGTGCTGCTCATCCATGCAAACATTCCTCAGCGATCCCACCCGCCAAGACTCTCAAAAACATACGCGGCCGCAGCCGATTCAAACTCTAACGTGTAATTCTCCAAGGCCCACCACCAACGCTTACCATCGTACCTCGCTTGCAATATCGGACGTCGGTTCCACGGGCGCTCTGGTGGCTCCCGGTTTGTAAATGTCAACGTCCCCCATGTCACATAGGTGCACGGGAAGGCCGCTGTCAGCGTGAACCCCAGCGCGTCGGCCTCATCCACAAACGCCTCGAAACCTGGCATCGATTCCAGCGCCTGATCCATATCAAGCGCCCGATCCCGCCGGGTTTCCACTATTACATCGGCGGTAGTGGCCATCCGATTGACTCCCGATCTGGGTCACCGTTCGGGCGACACCGGTTTGTTTCAACGTGCTTCTTCCAGCCTTCTGGATCCTTGTCGCGGCCCGGCTCAAAGCTCAGGAACGCGTTGTAGCAAACGTCCATGTGGTCGTAGCAATAGTTGTCGCCGATGCCGCTGTAGGTCAGGTCGATCGACAGCCGCCAGTTGTAGCCCATCCGGTGCATGCCGATCCAACTGCCGTCCCCGCACCGCCTGACGAACTGGTACTGCGTGGCCAGGAACTCACCCAGCTCTTTCTCACCTGTGTCCATCTACCCCGCCCTTTTACCGTTGTGTTCGCAGCTCATCACGTCACACCAGGCTTTACACAACCCGTTGGGGCGCTTCGGCCAAGCCTGCCTGGTGTACGCGTCCTGCAGCTGCGCGTATTTGTGGTCGAACTCCGACCACACAGACTGTACGTTGCTGCGTGCAATGATAACCGGCGGCGTGATCTGCTTGTGTTCTAACCAGATGTAACCCGAAGCCACCTCATCGATGTCCGGGTAATCCGCCAGGGTGAACCCGTCGTACAGTTTCAACTGGCCCGCGTCGTTGCGGATCTTGCCGGTCTTCCAGTCGAACACCTCAGCCTTGCGTTCCTGTGGGTACAGGATTGTGATGTCGACCTTGCCCCGGATCCATGCGTCCTTAGACTTGTAGCCAGTTTGCGTGCGGTCGCGGGTGACTGCCGCTTGCCGCTCGGCCATCACGATCCCGCCGCGTCTTGCGGCCCGCTCCAACACCCAGTCACCGTAGGGTGCGTAGTGCATCATGTTCCCCGGCATACCGCTACTGCCTTGGGTTATCACGTACTTCTCCAACCCGTTGTGGGCATCGTCGCCCCACTTGGCGTCGGCACTTTGAACGTACTTCACTTCCTTGGTGATGTACTTGGCGTGGTACTGGTAGGCACAGGTGTCGAACACACCCAGCGATGAATACGACTGCGGGAAAATGTAGGGTGTCGGTGGCGCAACGTCCGCTGCCTTCACCGTGGCGTTAGGGTAGACCACCTCAACGCGGAGGCCGTAAGTTTTGGCCACCTCGATCATCTGCGCGGTGCCCCGGCTCGACCCATCCCACATCGCTACCAACACGCTGTCAGGAACTTCACTGGCGTATACCGCCATATCACCGTTGCGAATGAAGCCGGCCCCTTTGTTGGTGCTGCCGTCTGGGTTCTGCCAGGCGGGGATGAACTGGCGCACAGGGATGCCGAACATGCCGGCGATCTCCTCACCCCACTGGTCCGGCCCCATCGCGTGACCACTGATGATTTCAGTGGGCTTGCTGGTACACACCCGCTTCACCGTCTCAAGCAAGCGCTCGAAGTTCCCGACGCGGGTGATGTCCCGGGAACCCGCAATGATCAGTCTCATGGTTCAACCTCGCCATTCAGTCCATGTCGACAACCTGTTGTCGCAAGGTCGCCGCCTTCTGTTCCAGCCGTTCCCGCCTCGCTGGGTCTTTTACCGTGGCAGCCAGCAACGCCGCCGTCTCTGTTGCCTTGATCAGTACCGCCTTCAATCGCTGCTTGTTCATGCTTACCCACCCTTGGCTTGTTCGTTACCATTCCGAAGTCTTCCCGGAGTTTTTCTATCCGGGTGCAGTCGATGCACTCGCGTGTGCCGATGCTGTGGAAATAAACCCAGCAGTGCTTGCGCGGCTTTCTCATTACTTACACTCGCTGTACCGGATGCCGTGGCCACCCTCGGCCGCAAGCGGCAGCTGTGGCCACCAGGTAGGCGACTGACTCATGACGCCGAGCATAAAGGCCAGGCAGTCATCCGCTTTTTCCTCCTTCACCACGGCAACCACTTCGTCGTGCACTGTCAGGGCCACGCCTTCCAGTGGGTCAGGGCTGCGGTACTTGTGCTGCACTTCCAGCATCTGATCGAACACCGCGTTACGAGCAAGCCACTGGCTGACGTTCTCCGTCACCGACCCGCCGTAAATCTTTTTCATGTGACGCTTTTCTTTGTCGTCGTAGACCCATTGCATCTCCAGGTCGCCGTCGAAATTCTCCAGCAGTTCCTGCCGTAGGTTGTGGTACACGATCGGGTTACGGCCTGGCTGGCTGATCTGGCCATCGTCGATCTTGCACAGCCCCCACTGGTCGATGTACCCGCCGCCACCCCGGGCCATCCGTGGGATCGCGTTCTGGCAGCTGCGCCACAGCTTCGGTATCTCTGAGAACCTGCTGCGGTACACGGTCACGGTGCCTTGCGATTCATCCTCGCTGAGCCGGATGCCGCCCATGGTTCGAGCCGCGTTCCTGAATGACTTCCATCCCGACTGGTACTGCAGCTGCAGCATGCCGACCTTGCCGTGTTGCCGCTCGGTGTAGTCCGCCTTGGTGATCGTCCTGTTGTACAACGTGCTGGCAAAGGATGAGTACACGTCGACGCCGGCCCGCAGCTCGGCGATCGTGTCCATCTGACCAGCCAGCAGGTGGCACACCCGCAGCTCGATCTGCGCCGAGTCAGCCACCACGATTCGATACCCCGGCGGCGCCTCGATCGCGTCACGCAAACCGACAACGTGGCACGACTGCTGCCGCTCGTTGCTGTACACCGCGCCGTTCGCACACTTCACCTGGCCTGTGACCAGGTGGTAATCCAGCAGCCTGTCAGGCCCGTGCGGGGTCATGATCAGGGTACCCAGCGGCGTTTTCTTGCTGACCTTTCTGGTACCGGTCAGGTTCTGCATGTTGATCTTCTGCCCACCGGCCAGGCGGTGGGTGTGAACCTTGCCGTACACCATCGGCACGGGCAGCCGGCCCCGCCCTGCGATGTTGATAAACCGTTCTACCCGTGACTCGTTGATGGTTGATTTAACGCTGAGTCGAGCGGCGGCCAGTGCCTGTATATCCTCGGCCCCCTGCGGATCTGATTCGTCTTCGTAGTCCAGCAGCGCAACCATCGGCTCATCGGTTTTCGCAAACGCGTACACCACCATCGGCGAACCGTCGGGGTTCTTTTTCTTGGGGCTCAACTTGGTCGGTGGGTCGATGTCGTAGTGCTGCTTGAACACGTCGGCCAGTACGGCGTCCTTCCTCAACAGCCGCTGGACTTCCAGCGTCCGGGTCAGTGCATCCGTACCCGCCGGCACGCCCATGATGTCGGCCACCCGCATCATCAGCTTGCCCTTTCGTATCTCCATATCCTGCGCCATGGTGCACAGAAGTGCACGGTTTAGGACCAGCTTGGGTTCGGCAAACATCGAGGTGGACAGACTGGCCAACCACAACTCGTTGACGGGCATCTGTGGCACGAACAAGTTGAACAATTCAAAGCAGCGATCGCTGTCGTCGCAGCAATAATCGCCGTAGTCCTGCAGTTCCCACGGGGTGAAGTCCGCGCGGCGTTTGTTCACGTACGTTTTGACCTGGGTGCCCTTGGCCTTCAACCCGTACAGCTCACACATCGCAGCCAGGGACTTCGCCTGCTTGCCACCGTGTAGCGACCGTGCCATCTGCAACGTGCAGCCATAGCCGGCCGGTCTGACGCCGATGATCTCGGTCAGGATGAACGCGTCGAACTCGGAATTGTTGTGCCCTATGCAGAAAATGCGGTGCCACGGCAGGGCTCTCAGGATCCCGCGCAGATACTCCAACGTGCCCGAGTACCAACGTGCCGGCGCCCGGCCCTTCTTGATGCTGAATCCAATGATCTCGAACCGAGGATCCCTAACGTATTCCTCGGTCGTCATGTAGGTCAGGGAGTACCCGCCCTGGTCCTTGGTGGTGTAGAACGTTTCGAAGTCGAGGGTCAACTGCAGCAACGGTTCGTTCATCCAGCCTCCGAAACCGAGCGCGACCCTCGATCTCAATCCATGGGGTTATCCTTGGGTAGGTCGGCCTCGACTTTGCGCAGTTCCGCTAAGACGACTTCGCCCCCCGCGTGGCCTGGCTCGAACACGAACGGATACGTTCCGTTGCGCACGTTGCACACCACAGCCCGGGTTTTGTTACACAACTTCCCGATCTGGCTGTCGGTGTATCCAGCGTTGGCCAAGGTCTTAAACACTTTTTGCCAATCGGTCATGGGTGGCCTCATCTCATAGGGGTGTGCTGTAAGTATACAGCACACCCCCGAACGCGGTCACCCCAACCTACAACCCGTTGTCACACGGACTGATGCTCTACCTCGGGCAATTCCAGCTCCTCTTGGGCGCCGCGTTGGATCGCTTGCCCGGTCATCTCTTCCAGTTCCCAATCGGCCAGGGCCTTGCGGCTGCGCTCCAGGTGATCAACCACCAACTCACCCGGCATGATGCCGGCGAAGGCCTGGTGCATCTTGGTCAGGTTGGTGTCGATGTCTTCGTAATTGAACAGCTGGCTGGCGTGGATCTCCATGTTGTCCATGGCTTCGCCGATCGTTTCCAACCCGCAGAAATAGGCCATGGCCAACGTGTCTTGGCGGGCGTGCTCCAGATCCCAGGATTCACGGCCTTGCTCGTAGATCGGTGCCAACACCGGCCCGAGGATCGCGAACGCTTGAATCAGGTGGCCAGCCTGGCCCATCGCATCGGGCAGAGCGCCGTGCGACTGCCAGTTTTTAGCGAAGTACCCGTGCGGGAACAGTTCGCGGATGGTGCGCTGGTCCTTCCACTGCCAATACTTCCACGGATGAACCAGCCCCGTGCCCTTGTAAGCCGACTCCAACCACACACGGTCGCGGTCGCCGCACTGCCACAATCGAACCTTGGGATACTCACCCTCGGGCAACTCATCGGTGAACCCCAACCACTCGCTGAATTCCACCAGCGCCTGCATCAGCGGCACACGGTTGACGTCCAGGCCAAAGATCAGAGCCTGCGTCTCGGGCTTCTGTCGCATCCACCAGGCCACGGTGCTGGCGTCGATCACGCCGCCGCCTGGCTGCTCGATGTCGACCACCCGGGAAAAGGTATCGCCGAGGGTGCCGTCATGGATGTCGAACTTGACCGCGCCGATCGACAGGATGCACGCCTCATCCTTTAGGGACAGGGTTTCGCAGTCGACGGAAACATCTTGTACTTTCGTGCTCATCCGTGGTTCTCCAAGCTGTTGTGGTTCATTCGCCCCAGTTGTCCAGGTACGCAGCCGTTAACGCGGCAAGCGGGTCGGCGCATTCAATGCCCCGGTAGAAACCGAACGTCTGGGCGGCCGGGTCACGTTCCCATTGCACCGCTGCCCACTGCCCCGGTTCCAACCGGCGGATCTCGCGCTTCCCGCAGGGGCTGACGAAGCCGTGTGACTTCCACCGCCAGCCCATCTTGCGCATCCGCCTCCAGGTGGACAATCGTACACCCGGACCGACTGTCTGGTACAAGGCATAGACCATGATGACCACCGCTGTCCACGTTAGTACACTACCAATCCACCAAATAGTTGCACGCGTCCACTCTGGCAACCATTGCGAAACCACCTGCAGCAAGGCGCCGGCCGTAGTCATGGCTAAGAACCCGCCACCTCGGGTCATTCGGTCGTGCCAGTTCATCCCATATCTCTAAGGTCACGGAACCCTTCCCACACGGGGAACCGGGGCTTGTCTTTCTCACCGATCGGAAAGCGCTTGAACTTGGCGATGCGGCCCACCAGCTGGTCGCGGATAGCCCACAGTTGCCGGCGCTGGTCGGCAGTAAACCCGTTGCCAATGTTGAACTCAGCACCGGCCAGGTTCTTGCAGACCAGCGCGCCGAGGGTGCCCTTGCCTACCATCCCACCGGCGTGGCTCGACCGCTTGGTGTAGCCCAACTCGTTGATGGTGGCTTCGTTGGTGTTGTGCATCTCCTCGATGTAACCAATCACCAGCGCCTCATCGCTCACGAACCGCTTGAACTTGTACAGCCAGCCCTCTAGAACGGTCGATCGGCCGTGTTTGTACGGGCCTGTCGGGTCGCGGCCCATCAGTCCCTCGAACCCCAGGTTGATCGCGTTCTGCTCGGCCCGCAGCAGCTGCTCGATGTTGTGCACCATGATGTGCCGCAACACTTTTATCCACGGGGCGTGCCGCTCGATCTCATCGGCGTACTGCGTCAGGCGGTTGTACCTGCCCTGGAACACATGACGCTGCACCTCGCTGATCGGCACGTAGTCGAACACGTACCAAGTAAAGGCCGGCGCTTCGTCCCGGGACATCACACCGCTGGTGGTGCGGTTGAACACACCCTCACCGGTGGCACTACCCACCACCAGCTCACCGTCGAAGGGTGCCGGTAGGTTGGCTGCGTAGGAAAGGGACTGGATGTGTTTGTTTGGGATCAGCTTGAGTGAACGTGAGTACAGCCGTCCACCCCAACGTGTTGCCCGTATACCGTCCACCTTGGGGCTGACCAGATACGGGAACCGCAGCTGGTCAGGCGGGGGTGCATCGGCAGCCAGCATCGGACGCTTCGGCGCAACCGTGGGTAAAAAGGGCAGCTCAGCCTCGGGGCTCAGGTCCATCTATGCACCTATGTTCGGGGTGCCGTCCCTACAATAGGGACGGCCCGGGTCCATCAGTGTGTGGTGTCGCCCTTGCCGGCGCTGACCTTCTCGGCGTACATGTTGCGGGTGCTGTCATTGATGTACTTGAGGCCCACCAGCAGGGCCAGCTCAGGTGCGTTCGTCAGCTGCTCCGGTGGTACGCCGGCCTCGCCAGAGCTAAGCCGTTCGGTACCGATCGCAGTCAACATGCACACCACGAAAGACTCCATCGCGTGGACCGACGCCATGCTGACAATGGATACCTCGCGATCGTCGGTGGTCTTGAGCAACACGAACTCCGAAGGGTCGTCGAGCAACTTGTGCACGTCCTTCAACGCGTTGTCATAGAACCCCAGGAACTCAGCCCGGGCGGCCGCCTCCTCGGCGTCCACCACAGGAATCCCGTTGTTGTTATCGCTCATGTCATCCTTCCTTTTGCATGCCGTGGATGGTGATTTCACCCCACTTGTGGTTGAGCACGACGATCTCCACCGTGCCGCCTTTACTGCCCACACCCAGCACTGCCACGCGGCTGATCTCGGCCAGCGTGATGTGCGGGTTGGTCACATAGACCGTGCCCTTTTCGTACACCGCCACCGGCTCGCCCGCACTGGGTGGCTCGACGATCGGCAGCAACCCGAGGGATCGCATCATGTTGGTGGTGCGGATCTCGACCCGTTTCATCCGATCCAGAATCTCCGGCACGGCGGCCAGGTTCTGGATCTCATGGGTCAGCGCGCGCACCAACTTGTTGTGGGTTTCATCGTTCATTGCATCTCCCCGCTAAAGAAATCCATGATGTCCTTGTGCATTGACTTGGCCGCCATGAACGTCTCTTGCCGCGATAGTGGGTCTTCACGCAACACGCTTGGCTCATGGGCGCAGAGCTTGTCGCGGAGACTGTCGGCCAGGTCGGCCAACAGTGGGTTGTTGATGATGTTCAACGCCGGCAACAGGTCGGCCAGCTCACGGGCATTATCCACCAGGCTGTCACGAAACTTGTTGTCCGGGTTGCCCAGGCGTTCGATGTAGCTGTTGACGACCTTCTCTACCCGCTCGAACGCATCGCGCTGTGCTTGTTGCAGAGCGAGCGCTGTGCCTTGGCTGATCTCCTCGCGAATGCGGTCGACCTCCTCGACACCCAGGTCACAACGGAAGTCCTCACCCATCGGCAGCGGGGAAACGCTCACCTTGAAATTGAACTTGCAGTGGACCGCGCCGACGGTTGGGTAGTCGTTGTCTTCGAACAGCGCCCCCAGCAGGCGCCGTGCTTCCTGGCGCATCAGTGGGTATTCCTGCAGAAACACGTTGACCAACGAATCGAACTGATCGGCGTAGCCGTTCATCTTGGTGATGTAATCCATGTACCCGAAGTTAGACAGGATGCGCGGGCCATTGTCCGACCATGGCAGGGTGCGCTTGTAGTGCTCGGCACGGGCTGTGTTGACCAGCGCCTTGATGTCATCGAGCGCCCCGCCTTCGACCAGCGACTTATAGTAGGCACCTTGGGTCGACACCACCTGGTTGCTGGTGTTGACGTCCTTGGTGGCTTTGCGGTCGGTCTTGCGGGCGGTCCACTGGCTGACGTTGAGGTTCACCAGCATGGCACGGGCATGGATGCGGACAGGTTCGATCTGTTGGGTCATAGCGTTCATCTTCTTCACTCCAAAAAGGTATAGCGTAGGTTGTTACAACGTGTTGGTGTATCGGTTTGTGTAGTTACTATATAGCCCAGAGTAAACAGTTGTCCACTCGGGCTATCGGTTTTCTACCGCGAACAGCTTCGGATATTCCACTGAAAGGTAGACGGTCATTGCTTGGGGTGCCAGCCAGGGTGTGTCCACCCCGTCCAGCGTGAACTTTAGGTGGTACTCACCCGGCCCGACAGACGAATGTTGCACGAACAGCCGGGGCTTGCTGCCCAAGGGGTCGCCAAACGTGGGCTTGTTGCGCAGCTCGACGCCGTTGACCATCAGGCGCGGGATCAACAGACCCAGCAACTGACGGCTGTCCGGGTGAAAGCAGCTCGCAACCGTGACCCACGGACCGGCGGCCATCAGTCTTCGAACTGCAGTTTCATGATCAGGTCGTCGACGTCCGCCTCATCCAGCGAGGTCAGGGTGTCGTCATCGGTGGCCACCGCCTGCAGCTCATCGCTGCGGTTGGCCGGCTCGCACATGCCTTGTTCCTGCCAGTAACGCAGGGCGGCAATGATCGTGGCCAGGTCTTCGTTCGGTCCGTTAAACAGGCTCATCTTGTCTACTCCACAACGGGTTGTCAGTTATAGCAGCCCTTCCAGGCGGCCCCACACCAGCACCTCATCGAGGTCTGGGCTTTGGAATACGTTAGTCGGCCCGACCAATAGTCTCCACCCTGGTGGGGTCGTGTCCAGATGCGTCCACTCTGACAGCTGGACGCTCACCATTTGATACGGCGTGCCCTGGTACATCACCGGCGCGACCCGAACATAGGTGACCTCACTGAATACCGACTGAGTCAGGCCGTACGATTCCAGTCGCGCGGCCTGGTCAGCGGTCAGCTGATAGTTACTCACCGTCTTTCAGGTCGATGTGAATTGTCGTTCCCCACGGCGCCGTGATGGTGCGGTTGGTGATAGCCCACAGCACCGGGAATGGGTAGTCCTCCTCGCTACCCCAAGGGGTTTCGCCGTCGGTGTAAACAATGACCGCCTTGACGTTCGGCCGGTTGCGGGCGAACCACTTCAAACCGTTGGGCATTGAGGTACCACCCTGCCCGTGGCGCAGGAACGACTCGGCCACCACGGCCTCGCTCGGTTCGTCGAACACGTCGTGGTGCTGCACCTTGCTGTCACAGTAGGCCACCACCAGGCGCTTGGGTGACACGGCCGTGACCGCTCCTACCACCTCGCTCAACCCCTGCGTCAGTTCGGCCATGGTGATGGAACAGGACGTGTCGAGCATGGTGCCCAGCTCGGCCATCGAGTCATAGCCGTACTGCGTCGGCAGGAACATCGGGTTGTCGCCCGTCATGAACCGGCGGTTTGGCCGCTTGTAACTGTAGTCACACGGCGACGTCTCCGTCAGCCACTCCCGCAGCTGCGAACGCCAGTCCACTTGTGGGGCCATCAGCGCATCTACCAGCGACTTGATGTACTCCGGCAGCTTGCCTTGGGCCTTGGCCACGTTCGCCGCCTGGGCAATCATCGCCTTAGCTTTCTCTACCCCGGCCTCGCTCTTGTCCTTCGCCGGCAACACGTCGTCACCCAGTGGGTTGGACTTGTCGCCCGCTTTGCCCGGCCCCTGCCCTTGCCCGCCCTTATTGGGTGGCTGTGGTGGCAACGCGTTGTAGATTTGCTCGGCGCTCTGGCCCTTCCACGGGGTGCCATCGAGCACACCATCAGGCAGCTCGCCGCCCTCATCGATGATGATTGGGTTGATCGAGAAGTCGGTTGCGGAGTTCCAGCGCTGCAACTCTTTGCCACTCCCCCGCCACGGGTGGAGCATGGCGATGTGCATTACCTCATGCTTGAGCGTGCCCTTACCCTTGGCGACACTCAGCTGGTTGAAGTTGTCGGAGTTGATGAACAGGTCGGTCCCGTTCGTTGCCGCCAGCCACAGGTCGCGGCCGTCGGGGAGGTTCTTGGTTTCGACCAGGTTCAAGTTGAGGAGGATCGTTGCGAAAAACGGTTCCTCCAAAACCAGCTTGACCTTAGCGCGGTCATATATTGTTGGGGTTGCCATTGGCTTTCTCCAGGATCAA